GTCATGCTACAAGCATGTCATGAGGCTAATCTGCTACGAAGACAAGCATTACTTGACGCAGGTATTGATGACCCAGTAGACACAGGAGGCGAAGAAGAATGAGAGATAAAAGTAGAATGAAAACAGGCGTTATGGTATATCGAATGGATGATGAGAAATTGAATAAGTATGTGGCAGAGAGCGAATGGTTCTCTTCTCGTATGGAAGAGAATGAAGTCGGTAAATGTCCGAGTGGTGAGGGCATCATCCGTCACGGTGACGACGTATACTGGTTAGACACAGAGGGTGTGATTGTCACCCAACCAATTAGTGAAGACAACCCCATCAAAGTAGGTGTCCGTAGTCACACAAAGAAAGACGGCGGAGGTACAGCAATCAGTATGTATCCTCAATGGCAAATCAATTTACATGGTGATGACCTTGTGGAATACTTCAGTGATGAAGGAGTCCCACTTGAGGACTTCGTGCGTCGATTTGGAACCAGATTGGAGAGCAACTTTTGGGGCATCGTAGAATTCCTACGGGACATCAAAGTTATGGGTGAAGAGGAGGAATGAATGATGTGTACTTATGAGTGGCCGGAGTTGAATCCGAACTACAATTACACGGAAGAAGAAATCAAGTGGGCATTGGATAGCATCATTGACTTAGGTAAGATACCATCAACGGCAATTGTACTAAACTTTCTGAGGAAAACAATACAGGAGGAATGAAGATGAACTGGCAACAGATACAGAACAAAGCCATCATTGGGTTGGTAGGCATAGCAGTACAATACATACAGGATGGGTACTATCAGGAAGCAGAAGATACACTGCTTGGTATGATTATGACATTGGAAGGAACGAGGGGAGAGGCATGACATTATCACCAGTAGAGTTTGAAGATGTTCAGCGTATGTTAGTTCTCGCAAATGATAAGCAGTTAAAATGGATTGTGAATTGGATTATCGAACCGATGACTACACCGGAGAGTGAACTATAATGATTGACACAGACAAATACGAAGGGCATCTGAAAACAGTTATGGATTACATGACTGATTATTTCAATGGGAACTGGGATGAGAAGTTCAAACCCTGCCCTCATTGTGATGAAAAGGAATGGCCTGATTCAAGTTGTTCTTGTGGCTATAGTCGCATACCGGATATTCTAATGCACATTCAATGGTCGCATGATGAGTTATTCAGCCCCATACATGAAATGTCATCTGACCTGCTCGCAGAAGTCAAGCGGTTGCGTGAGATAGAGCGTGAGTGGAAACAGATGTGGTCTAAGTTAGAGGACTACCCTGACATGTGCGCTGAACTAATTTGCTTTATGGAGAGTGAAGAAGAATGACACTCATGAAGAAGTGGAAAGGTGGGGAACAGATTAACCTGAAATGGGTCAGGTCGATTGATTGGCAAATGGAACTCGCCAGAGAATCCGATACAAGCATGCCTGAGTTCGTAATCACATTGGTAAATTGTCACTTCCCTGATTGTCAAGAGACCATGCCTAAGCCGAACGAACATGGCTACATCATGGTCGCAAGGGATGACAACAAACAAGCCGCCTGTGGTCATCATGCCAAAATGGACTTGAGAGTTTGCAATAACGAATTGTGTAAGGTATGCGACTACGAAGGAGATGATTGAATGAGCAGACATTACAGTTACGAAAGGACATGGGTAGAGATAGAAGAGATGTTAGACATGGCCGAGCGCAAGCAAAATGAACACTACGTCAGGATGCAGAAGGGTAGTAGGAAGGAACGCATCTATCACATGAGGAATTACAAGGCGTTGGAAGGAGTAGTCAAATCCCTACGCTGGACTTTGGGAGACAAGGATATTTCCAATCCATTAGACTGAGGACTTTTGGTTATAAATACCGAAGAGAGAATGACTAACACAAAGAGGAATTGAAATGAGTTATACAATTGAATGTAACAGTTGTGGACAACCCTTCACGAAGTTCTCCATCAAGAGCAGGGAGAACCGTTGTTTCGACTGTAGAAGTAATAAGAAATCGGTGAACAAGTACGTTAACCTCAAGAATCAAAGAGCGAATCAGGCGGCTGAAGTTTTGGAACGGATAGATACATTGGAGCAAGATATCGCCAGCCTAACTAACAGCGTCAATGCTCTGCATGATGCTATAGATGTAGCCGTTTGTTCTCAACTTGAGTCCGTTATCGGAAGCGCAATCGACGAACACTATTCGGCTATCACTAAGGCACTCGCTACGGTTAACACTCGCTCAAAGCAAGCGTTTGAGATAGCGACTACCTTACAAGACACAGTCAAGAAAACAACGGCGTCTCAGAAGAAAGGGTACGCTAAGGGTAAGCGGGAGTCTGAGCGGAGGAAGGTACGTGCATCTGATTACGAAACCATGATGATTTCACTATACGATTGGCTAAGTAGCGATACAGTTTATGCAAACAAGTACAATTACTTTGGGCGAAAGTTCGTGGTAGAGAATTCAGATAGTCCTTGGTATAACATCTACCCCCACGTAGCGACCAATTTACTTTCATCAATGGTAGTGAAAGGTCTTCTCGTGACCAATGGTAGGAACAAGCGAGGGCGAAGATACAAACTCCCTGAACATGCTAACTTGGAGGAATGAAAATGAATAGAGACATAATGAGAATTAAGAAAGAACTGAAGAAAGAACTGGAGAAGTGGCAGTGGGATTACTACATCGCCACAGGCATCAAGCCTGCACTATTGGTGAGTGACTTCGGGTCACGACTTGAGGTGCAACTACCGGAGACTGTAGAGAAAGACGGGCGGGTCGCAGAAGAGGAGGAATGAATATGGATTGGAGAGAAGAAGTAGAAGTATATGACGACTGTTACATTTGTGAAACTATATTGTGGAATGTACGACATGAGATTGAGCCGCCCGTTGGAGGCTATGTTATGTTTGCATCAAGTAGTCCTGAAACAAATATACCATATCTAATAGAACACTCTATTGACCCATCAGACATTTGTGTTTGTATCATTGCAGGTAACGAAACAGTTTGGTACAAGAAGGAGGAATGAGGGGAGAAGCATGAAGATGGAAGATTATGAAAAGCAGGCAGAGGAATTGACCAAGCAGGCCGCTAAGTTAGAGGCGACCATGCTGACATTCAAAGCACTGCAAGAGTGCATGAAGACAGGCTTCAACTTTGATTTCTGGATAGACGAAGAGAGCAAGGCCATCCAAGGTATGTGCAACAAGAGTGGCATCTACATTAGAGCAGAGAACTACACCATGTGGTTTGATGAGAATAACGAGGAAGGCTTTGGTGAATTGGCAGGTAAGAAGTTGGAAGACATCGACGTAGAAATCCCCGAGCCTTCTCCAGAAACCACAGAAACAGATGAGAAACCTTCAGTTCCAGTGGAGAATACCAAGCGAACAGATGGGACTTATCGAGTAGATGTATCGAACATATTAGGGAGAGGTAAAGATGACTAAGCCTGACATAACTGTTTATCGCTCAGAAAGAGATGGGCACTGGGTGGTTGAGATAGATACACCTGATATGCCCGAAACTGACAAAGGGCCGATAATGCGCATTTGGTTAAACGAGCATGAACTTTACAATGTAGGAGAAGGAGTAGTGATTGAATGAACAGCACAGAAGCAAGAAAATACATTGAAAGGTTCATTCATGATGCGTTTGAGGAACCACGACTTGTACTTACAGATACAGACTATCGTGACCATTTACTTGAGGTATTGAAGAAGGTGTAAATATGAACATATTCGTATTAGATAAGAACCCTGAGAGAGCAGCACAAATGCACTGCGACAAGCACATCCCCAAGATGTGTGTAGAAGCAGCACAGATGATGGCATCAGCCCTGCGCCGACACGGTGCGACTGATGAGCAGATGCCATTGACCAAGAGTGGTACACCCTACAAGGGCGGCTACGCTCACCATCCATGCACTGTATGGGCTGGCGATAGCGAAGCCAATTTCATTTGGCTTGCTCGCCATGCGATAGAATTGTGTGTCCAATACGAAAATCGCTTTGGCAAAGTTCATGCTTGTAGAGACCCAATACATTCGATGATTGGATTGATACCTTTGTTTACCGACAAATATCCAAGTCCTAAAGCATCACTTACACCATTCGCACAGGCTATGCCTGATGAATACCGTGACGATGATGCGGTCAAGGCATATCAAGCATACTACCATTCCAAGCAGTTCGCCAAGTGGGAGAAGGGAACACCTGCTCCTGACTGGTGGCAAGGCGTGGAGGTGACGGCGTGAGAAAAAGTATGAACTTTTATTGTTACATGTGTAGTCCCGAAGCAGAACCATTTTACTATGAGCCTTTGGTGGCAGGTGAATGCACTTATTGGGATAACCCCACCGAGTTAGATACATGCCCTGCTCATGGTGATTCAAAGAAGTTAAGATTGAGAGTTACACTACCTAAGAAACATCCTTTGTATGTTCCGAAAGGTAGGGTGCTTAGGTGGAAAGCAGACGGTGAGTTTGATTGGTCTGAGTTAGGGGATGAAGAAGGCGTGGAGGTGACGGCATGAGTTTAGCATGGATAATGAGGGACTTTATTGAAAGATGCGAAGAATGTAACAAGATGAAGTCAAAGACAGCGGAATGTAAATGCGTGGAGGTGACGGCGTGAAGAAATGTCCAACTTGTGGTAACACAGACATAATGAGATGTCGCTTTACCAACGAGGAGGTAATTGATGGTTACATAACATGGTATTGCGGTCACTACAGGGCGGTGAAAAAATGATAGTATGGAGAGAGAAATACAGACCAAACAAAATAGACGACCTAGCAGGTTGTAAGGAATTCAAAGAAGCAGCCAAGTCTTGGCTATCAAAGGGTAGCCTACCAGCAAACATGCTGTTCGTAGGGCCACCCGGTACAGGTAAAACTAGTGCAGCCAATGCATTGGCTAGAGACTTGTATGGTGAATACTTTGACAAGATTAACTTCATTGTAACTAATGCATCTGATGATAGAGGAATAGACTTTGTCAGAGAACTAAAGCATATGGCTAAGCAGAAGGGCATAGGTGTAAGAAGAAAGATATTCGTTTTAGATGAGGCTGATAGCCTTACACCCGCTGCTCAGAAAGCACTGAGACAAGTAATGGAGGATAGCCACAAGACGGCTATCTTTATCCTAACTGCTAATGACATAGGTCCTATACACAGTGCGATTAGAGACAGATGTATGACATTTAATTTCACACCCGTGAGTGACGAAGAAGCGGAACATAGGTTACTGAAGATTCACGAATCAGAGTCTCTTCCTGAGACTTGGAAAGAGCAATACAGGTCTTTGAACAGGCTTGTAAACGGTAGCCTGCGCAGCAGTATAGACATATTACAGTCAATACCCAAAGAGGATGAAGCACTGTCAATACACCTGAGAAGAGACACCCAGTATCTAAACAGGGCAGCGATGAACTTTGCTGGCGGCGACTTTGCTTCAGTGAGTACACTTCTTAAGAGTGAACTAAGTAAAGGCAATTCAAAGATAGGAACCCTTAAAGGGCTGCGCTTCCGAGTGCGGTCCCTGTTGGAGGAAGAAAGAGAATGGTATGCATTCATGTTGACCTATGGAGAATTCATACTGATGGCCAATCTGTGGCCTGATGATGATGATTCATTTGTCGACTATTTCATTTCAAAACTAAAGAAAAACATGGAGGAAAAAGCATGAACGAAGAACGAAACCAAAACTGGCCTGAGGCTGTTATCGAGCGCCTACAGGCTTACGCAGAGAGAACGAACAAAAAAGTCGGTGAGGCGGCGAACGAGTTTAAGGACTGGCTCCGTAAGGAATTTTCAGTAGACAACCCGTTGGATGAAGATGAAGACTACCTAGTATCGTGGTCAGAAATGTTTGTCATTGAAACCCGCAACCTTGGTGGCTCAAGTGGAGGTCGTCAGACTACTACATTTGTAGGTCACATCGTAGGTGTAGACGAATCAGTCAGAGATTACCGAGAGAACGCTAGGACCAATGCTATCAACATGTTCCGCCAAGACAGCAGTCGAGCAATCGATGATGGACATGTGGGTATCGTATCCGCTAAGGAAGGAGTATGGCATGTGAACGGCAAGCCGACCGACGAAAAGGTCGAAGGTAGTGACCTACCTTGGTTCGGTATGGAAGTTGATGACAGAGTCATCTGTCTACTAACTAGTGGTAACCCAGACCCTGCTCGTAACGGTAAGCCTATGGCACCTAAGAGCGAGAGTCGAACACTATACTTACTAGGTAATTCAGAAGAGAGATTCAATGACGACATCCGACTATGGCGTGTCTCACTCAGTGGAGAGGCGATGACATCTGAATACGAGATTGGAAGACCAGTCAAGATTCAAGTCATCCCATCAAACAAACCTGACAGTGACACTGTGTATACTAACTATGATTTCTTGAAGACTCTTGAGTATACTGACTCCTTTGTATCACCGGAGGATGCACACATGCTCAAGCCCGAGAAGTTCTTGGTCAACGATAACATGCACGATGTTTACTCTAACCTAGATGAACTACCTGATACCTACGAGAACAAGAAGATTGCTTGGAGCAATGGCAATGGTTACAGTGGACCACTAGTAATCGTCAAAGGTTTCGTCAGCAGACTTAACCGTGAGCCTAACCCAAGTGACTACGACCAAACAGGTCGCTCTTTTAGACTGAGCATCACTGGACTTTCTTTGCAGTCTCGCCACGGTAGAGACAGTGCAATGAGCGAAATCACAGTATGGGTCCCGGGCCGTGTCTACGACAACACCCACCCATTTGAATTCAAGGACCAGTATGGTGAATGGAAGCCTTATGCAGAGCGCACTCAAGTGCTAGTCTTCGGACGATTGAAGATGCGCCCTTACAAGGACGACCTCACTCCAACAATCACTGCTTACGGTATCTATGTGCCACCAAGAACCGCCCGACCGGGTGCAACTGGTGGAGATACCAGCCTAGGTCAATTCGGGGGTGAGCAGTGATGGCAGGCTTCGGAGCAATGAAGAAGACACAGGAGTCAGAAATCCCATTGGAGTTCTTGGCTTCTGATGCTGACAGCAATGTGAAACCGGCGGCACCTCCACAGGAGGTTGCCCCGGAGCCACAGGCTATCTCCTCGTCCTTCCCGGGACTAGAAGCAGAGTTCTTGAACCAAGTAAATCCAAACCGCATGAGACCTAGTAAGGTCTTTTGTGGAGTAGTTGGTAACGAAGGTACAGGTAAGTCTGGTATTGTTATCGATGGTCACATGCACAGATACCCTGAGGGTATGCTATGGGCAATGGACTGGGATAACGGCGCTATGGCCTGCAAGGAAGCACACTACCCCGGCGAAGATGAGCGAATCAGAATATGGTCACCTTGGGTTATGCAGAAGGGAGACCGAACTGCTTACGATTACCCAGAAACACACAACCGTGTAATGGACCTTCTGAGATTCGCTGTAGAATATGCAGAAAAGCAAACCAAGCCTAACTTTGAAGGTAGAAAACTCAACACTTTCCTAGTCACATCTGTCGACCAGTTCGACCAAGTATGTATGAACAACATGAAGATATTCGACTTGGAAACTGACACTAAAGATGCAATCGCTGCGGCGAAAACAGCGGTTAATCAGCAGATTGGTTGGAACTGGAACATCCGTTCTACTAGATTCAAGCAGATGACCGCTCTATGCCAGCGACTGAACAGTTTAGGTGTGGATGTCTATTGGGAAACCCACCTCAAAGAGGACAAGGACGGCAAAGTTGGATTTGACGGCTGGAAGTTCGCTTGGGAAAAGAGTGCAAACAACGACCTATTCCAAATCATCTGGTGCCATGCTCGTAAAACGAGAGGCGATGATGGTAAGGAGACAGGAGAAATCCGTCACAGCGCAGAGTTCTTCAAGCAGAAGACTAACTCCGACCTCAAGGGTCAGGAGAGGGTCTACTTCGTAACTAAGAAGGGTGAGCCAGCACAATGGCTCGGCTTACCAGAACTGCGTGAGGGACTACTCTGATACACACATGGGGTCCTTGGTAAGGTAATTGGGTACATGCTTTTTCCTTTTAGGCGAGGCTGTTGGTACCACCGACTCACCACGAGATGAGTCGTACCCTCCCCCACCCGTGTAGGTGATTACTATGATGAAAATGAAAATAACATATGCTAACGGTCCTGACATGTTCGATGTCGAAGGCGAAATGATACCAGTGAGTGGACCTTTTCACGACTTCTTTATTGTAAAGACAGAAGAAGGATACACTGCTATTGCCCCTAACAGAATAATCAGGATGGATATAGACGAGATACCGGATTTCTTCAAAGTGAGCGTGGACCATATTGCCATGTCAAAGAAGATGTCCATGACTATGATGGAGGAAGACTTCCGCCAGATGAGCACTAAGGCTGGCCTTGACAACGGTTTCCAATGAGGTGATTTAGTGGTTAAGTTCACTGGAGATAACAAGACCTTGACCAAATTCCTAGAGGGGTTTGGTAAGGACTTACAAGACATAGCACTGAGAATATCAGAGGAACAGATTGAGGCTGCTGTGGGTAAAGAGACTCACTATCTCAGGAGACAGATAGGTATCAGGGGTGGCGAAGAAGGAGTTATTTCCATAAGCGATTTACCTAAGGTAGTGGCCTTCTTGAAGGCTACAAAGGCGGGAGAAGTGACATTCCAACAGATGGGCAAATCTTCTACATTGCACATATCTTGTGGTAATTCCAAGTTACAAGTGCCTACTTCTAGTTACTTACAATCACAGTCCGATGTATCTCTCATAGAGAAACTGATACGCAAGAGTGAGAAGAATATGTGGCAATCATGGGCCTCTTTCCCACTAGACTATCATGCCCAAGCGAAAGGTGAGGACTTCTACCCTGCTGCGCAATTCAGTAAAGTAATCAGTGGGAAGTTTTCCTGTAAATCGGAGTTCGACCCTGACGGCGAGTTTGTAATCAGGGCTGGTTCAAAGGTCAAAGGGAAGATGTTCGTAAGAGTGCCTCTGACTAATGTAGAGTCGCCACCAAACTCCGCTAATTCTGGATTCGCTTACTGGCTACCTGTCTTGCTATCCAATTTACCATCTGGTGATGTCACTATACACACTGGTGATGACACCGTGCTAGTTATTGAGCAGCCCGAAACGGGATTCTTGCTAGTAGTGATGGACCAAGATTACGACGAGGAAGATTGAGATGATTATCAACAACTACCGGCCCGATTTAGAAGGAGCCGATTTTATTTACAAGAGGTGGCGTGATTCCGAAGGCAATCTCATCCAAGAGCATGTCAAGGACTTTCGCCCTTACTTCTACATCCGGCGTAGAACACCTGACAGGATAGTAAAGAAGGTAATCTCCCGATATCCGGGTAGTTATGTCGACAACTTTGAGACCTATACTGCACTTAGAACTGGAGAGGAGTTAATTCGGGTATACGCTCATAGACAGGCAGACCTGAGAGACATGGCCAAAGAGTTCGGTAAGACATGGGAGGCTGACATGAGCCTTTCAGACCGCTACATGGTTGATGAAATCAAAGAGATGCCAGAGTGGAAACCTCGTGTATGGCACTTCGATTTGGAGTGGGACCCTGAAGAAAATTTCACTACGGTTATGTCGGTGATTGACTCTTACAACGGTAGGAATGTTACTTTCTGTTGGAGCGAAGAAAGCGCAAAGGAAGAGGGTGACGAAAAGGGATTTGTCCGTAAAGAGATACGAAGTGTAGACCAAACTGACGACTTAGGTAACAGATTTGAGTTCGATTACGAGCGTTTCTTTTACACCGATGAAAAGTCTATGCACGAAGCATTTCTCTGTTACCTAGAGGAATGCAACCCTGATATTCTAATTGCTCACGCTATAATGTGGGCTGATTTACCTCATCTTGTTGAGAGGCTTGATGACTTCCGTAGGCTTAGTCCACTCCGCCGAGTAATCCCACCACCTAAAGGAGAGCGTGGCTACAAGTATACTGCTCAGCCGATAATAGGTAGACTATGCTTTGACACAGCCGCTCCTCTTGACAGTGGAACTGGATTTGAGAGGGTATGGAAGGACAGTGGTAAGCCCCAGTTAGCATCCCGTAAACTAGACCACATTACTGGCCCAGATGTATTGGGATACGGTGGTAAAATGGAGATGGATGTATTCACTGGTTGGTATGAGAGGTTCGACGAATACTGTGACTACTGTATGCATGATACAAGATTGTTGAAGCGTATGGATGAAGAGAATCACATTCTAAATTTCTACCTCAGTCTGCAGCAACTATGTGGGGTAAGTTTCTCCTCGTGCCACAATGTTACTCGTTTCGCTAGAGGCCTGTTAGGAAGAAGAACAGAGTGGAAAGCACCTACTCGCCCTGACACAGAGCAGAGAGACTACGAGGGTGCATTTATACCTCCTCCGAAGCCGGGTAGATACGAAGGTGTGGCCTGTGTGGATTACAAGGGGCTGTATCCTTCGTTGATACTGTCGCATAATCTTAGTTGGGAAACGCAAGTAGACCCAGCCAGAGCGGGCGAGCCGGGTATCCACAAGTTGCCAGACGGTACTTGTTGGGACCAAACCAAAGACGGTTTGCTCCCCGGAATAGTCCGTGAAATGTTTGCACTTAGAGATGGATACAAGAAGAAGATGCGAGAGGCTGATACTAAGATTGAGCGTGACGGATGGAACACCATGCAACTTGCTGTAAAGCGTGTCATGGCCTCTTTCTACGGAATGACTGCCAGTGCCCATTGGGGCTGGGCAGACTTTGATATCGCTAATGCAATCACTGCTTGTGGAAGACAGGCTATCAAATTCCTAATGGAGGAGTCGCAGAACCAAGGCTACGAGGCTATCTATGGTCACACTGATTCCGCATTCGTTAAGGTGCCGTTTGATGAGGCAAAGGCACTCGCAGACCACCTTACAAAAGAAGTTCAGATTCAATTAAATGCCCACAGTCTATTCGTAGAGTTTGAGGCCTACATGCCTTACTGGCTGGTTGCTGGAAAGAACCTATACTATGGTATATGCTCTTGGCCACCAGAAGACGAAGGTAAACCTAAGTCCGCTAGATTCGGTAAGATATCTACACTGGCCCCCATATCACGAAACCTAGAGCGAGATGTATTGGGCATGGTATGCGAAGGTGCTAGTGAAGGAGATGTAATAGATTATGTTAGACCGATAGCCCTGCAAATTCAGAAGGGTAAAGCCGACATAAAGAGCATAACAGGGATAACTCGTATCCAAAAGCCACTCCATAAATACGCAGAATCTGTAGGTGTACCGGGAGTAAAAGGTGCAAGGCACTACAATGAGTGCATAGCGCCCAAATACAACCAGCCTGAATACAACGAAGGTGACAGTGTCCCTTGGGTCTATGTCGATGGTGTACCCGAATGGAGTAAACCTACTGACATAGTAGCCTACAGAGAGCCCGAGGAGTTAGAAGGCTTTTCCTTAGATTGGGAGAAGATGACTGACCGGCTCATCAAGCGTAAGATTAAGCCTATCTTTGAGGCACTCCAATGGAACCTAGAGATAGCAAGTGGAGCGGCCAGACCGAAGAGGTATTGGTAGGAGGAATGAGTATGACTGAAATGAATCTAAGAGACTACATATTGAGAGCATTGAGCACCGGAACCATGTCACTGTCAGAAATGAGAACAGCAGACTGGATGAAGGGAAGGAGTGAGAACGGACTAAGCGTATTACTGTCGCAAATGAAAGCGGATAAAACCATAGTCAAGGTTGGTAGAGGCGTATACGCTCTACCTACTAAAGGTCCAAAGGAAACGCATGCTACTGCAGAGAAGATTACTGCTGTATTCGATAGTGTGAAAGCGATGGTCCTTTCTAAAAACCAATCTTATGGTGACAGTGTACTCAAGCCACTGCGTCTATTTTCAAAGGCCGACCCGGTAGAGCAAATTCGTGTCCGACTGGATGACAAGATATCCCGCATCATGCGTGGTGCAGAGGGTATAGACAATGACGCTGACATTTACCGTGACATCATGGGCTACTGTGCACTCATGCTAGTAGCAATGGATGAATAGAACCACTTAATACAGTGCGATTAGAGAGGGGAAGATATGACAAGAGATTTTGAAGCATACAAGAAGTCCACATACCAGTGGCACCCCGGTCACGAAAAGCATCTAAGGATAACTAAGAGTAGCCTGACATCTGACTTTGACTTCTGTCCTAAGCAGTATGAGTTCACTCGTATACAGGGTAGAAAAACACCAGAAACAGATGCCATGCGCAAGGGAACTAACATACACAATGCTATGGAAGAATTCTATGTATTGGTGAGACCGGTTATTGACAAAGCACTAACCTTCCTAAATCAAAACAAGCGTGGTGAGGCATTTAAGTTGTTCTGGAATAGTGTCCCTAAGCCCGATGAAGAAAACCCTTGGGAACTGGGCGAAAAGCAGGTTCTACTGAAGCGTATAAACTGGGAACTAGACAGACTAGAACAGACGCAGGGTGAGAGATTCTTACCGGTCATCAATGAAGATGAGGTGCATGTATTTACCGAACGCACTATCGAATTCAATGGTGAAGAGGTGACTATACCTATTCACTTTGCTGGAATGATAGACCGTGGATTTGAGAATGATGACGGCACTTACTCATTGATGGAATTAAAGACGGGTAAGTGGAAACAGCGCTGGAAACAAGAAAAGAACGACTGGGTCAATGACTCATTCAAAGTAAAGTCTATGCGCACTGAGATGGCATTCTATGTTAAATTACTACAGATGGCAGACCACCCTATGAAGGATGTAACCCATTGGGGTTGGTTCTACCCCGATGGTTCCTGTGGCGAAGACAGTGAGAACATACGATTCGTAGACCACTGGGACCACGAGAAGGTAAAGAAAGCCAACATGAAAACAGTAGACCGTATGGTAAACAATTTACTTGAGGCCTATCTGATGGACCATTTCCCACCGGACCCGCATGTCAAGAAGTGCGTATGGTGCCCATTCGATAAGGAGTGCTCAGTCTGGGCACCCAACGGAGCAGGTGAATTTCTTTGAGGTGGTATGATGCGTATCCACTTCGATTTTCCTAGAGAAGTCCTAGAATTAAGCACAGAGAAAGGCAAGGGCTTCAGGCGCTTAGTTAGAGACCAGTCTGAGTTTGAAAGATACTGGGATGGTAAGAACGGTGTATCCAATGCATACATGACAGTGTATGGCTACAGGGCACTGGAGGAACCTAACAGAAAGAGAGTCAATCTACACACGCCGATTATCAGGCATTTTGTTTTAGACTTCGACCCGAAGAATTTCAAGGACAGGAACAGGCCAGAAGTCAGCCCTGAGATTCCATTAGAGCAGGCACTGAGACTACACTATCACCTATTAGAGGAAGACATAGAACATGGTGTATGGTATAGCGGTGGAGGATTCCACATATGGATAGCACTCGACAAAGCATACACCCCCGCTAGTGGTTCTCACTTATCAGCCGTAAAGGAAGCAGGTATGCAGAAGGTCAACGAATGGATACGGGATTTCAATCTGTACTGCTCTGACCCTGCTGTACCATTCGACACTAGCGGACTTATCCGCATCCCTAACTCATACAATGCAAAGCGTAGTTACTGGAGTATACCACTTACTACAGGTGACTTAGAGAGAGGCCTTGACCACATCATGGAAAAGGCACTTGACCCTGCACGGGGGACTATCACATATGGTAGCAAAGGGATTGTGCTAGAAGTGAAAAAGCCGGAAGAACGCCTGCAAATTTTCAACCCTAATTCCAAGCCAATCGACCTACCTGTAGTCCAAATAGATGGACTAATCGTCTTGCCCTGCTTAAATCAGGCTGCCTGTCAATTAGGCGGCAACCCGGGCCACGATGCTAGGGTGCAACTGGTGAAATATCTCGCAAAGAGGCTGAGAAACTTCATGCCTCTATATCGATTCACATCAGACGATTTGGCGCAGCACTCTGAAACGATAGTGCAGTTCATCAAGGGCCTAGATTGGGCTGACTTTGATGAAGGAGTCACTAGGTATCAAGTCAGCACTATAATCGGTAAAGACTACCCACAGACATGTAAGATGTTGTGGCAAAAGGGCCACTGCATGGGTAAGTGTCGTTATTGGGATAAAACGGGAGGGATAAAGGATGCAACACAAATTGAGCAATCGATGTAGATTATGCAATGGGCACATTGGTAAGATGAACAATAACATTCGTAAGCATGACAAAATATGTTTCAAGTGTGTCAAGAAAACACCACCTGATGAGTATAGATGTAGGGGGATGACTCTCTCCGGTAATCGCTGTAAGAAATGGCTAGCACCCGGTATACATTATTGTAAAGTACATCTATCTCAGGAGGAGGAGTGATGGAAACTGAGAAGGTTGGGGTTGCGGCTATCGTTACAGCAATAATTACGATAATCATAGTAGCCCCCCTTCTGTTAATACTGATACCAATCGTATGGATTATGAATTTACTATGGGGGAAATAGATGTCAACACCACCACTTATCATAGACTCAAATGAGAGAGGGACTTTACCGGATGCTGTCGTTAGGATGGCTGACAAATACGGCGTTCCTTACAAGAAAGAATTCTTACACCATTTAGGTGATTACAAGGCAGGCACTGGTCACATTGAGTGTAAATCGATTGGCGATTTATTTTCATCGGTGTATAATGGTCACTTGAACCGCCAGTTAGAAACAATGGATGCTAACTGCGAAAGAGTGTTCTTGGTAGTCCACGGAGATGTAGCCAAATATGTAGCCATTTCCAATAAACAGGGTCGTAAAACTAGTTACTCTAAAGTCATCAATCAGATGACTGGTATGTTTGCCAGAATCATGGCCGATTTCGACTGTCATGTATACAAGGCCAAGGATTACAATGAGGCAGCGATGTTCATTGTCAAACTCCACCAGAAGATGCACAAGCCTGCTTCTAAGCATGGTGCCAAGGCAATCAAGAGAGTCAGCACTAACGATGTTAGGGCAGATATGTTGCTCGCAGTGCCCGGATTTGGCCAAGACTTGGTAGAAAAACTGCTAGAGAAATGCGGCTCTATTGAAGAGATGTTGCATGTAGAATCACTTAAGACGGTGCGAGGGATGGGTACTGTTCTGCGACAAAGACTGTTACATGTCCTAACGAGTGAAGAAGCGGTGAAGGTAGAAAAGCAGTATAGTCGCAAATAGAGGGAAAATTATGATGCAACACACAGCAGACCATTACGAGGCCGTTCAGTCTTATCCTATATTGAAAGGATATCTTGAACATTTTAGAGAAGTATCGAAGAATAACGAAATCCCCGGATTACTATCGTTTTTCTTCATCCAAGGGCAAGCAGCCCTTCCATTTGTTAGGATTCCGATAGGTGCATCTAACATAGACCCAAGAGTCAGTGTGTTCTGGATTCAGGACACTAGAACCGGTAAATCTGTAGCGTTTGAAATCATTCAGAAAATCATGAAAGATTGTGACCTAGAGTGTATAGATTATACTACTGGTACAGATGCTGCTATGGTGGGCTCATTTACAAGGGTCCGTGAGGGTGATGAAGATGTATTGGTTCAAACACCGGGTGCATTAGCGGGTAGAAAGGGAATTAACTTCGATGAAGGTTCTGTTATCCTCAAGCCTAGTCAACACTCCGAACAAACTGTATTGTTCTTACAGAGTGCATTGAATGCTGCAGGTACAGGTAGGAACATCTTGACCAAGCACATGAAAGACGGGACTATCACTATCAAATCTGAAGTTTCTCTGTGGATTACTACTTTCCCACCAAAGGGTATCAAGGAGCATGTCCTTGACAAAGGTATTTTCCAGCGTGTATTGCTTTACTGGCGTGATTGGACTCTCGACATGAAGAGAGATGTAGCCCACTCCTTGGCGGAGTCGGTGCATAAGCGCCCGTCGTTCACAGTTTCCTATGAAGAAGTAGTGAACTACTTCAAAGACTTAGAAGTCAGACTGAGGGACCGAGTATTGAACCTAAATGGTATCAGTCACTTAGAGTGGATAGACGGCACTGACGAGGATAAGGAAGCGTGGACTATGAATGCCATGGATGATATGTTCAGCATTGACGATTCATATGTCCCTGCTCTGATTGCAGCCATCGACGAATACTACGACATTGTAGAGAACATGGACCCTAAGAAACAGGGTGTATGTGCTTCTTTCATCATGGGTCTTCAGAACTATACCAACATCATTGCTCACCACATGGCTATGCTAGAGGGCACATGGACTGTAACCGGTCGCCATATTGACATGGCTAAAGAGATACTTTACGACCTATATCACAACCTAATTCACTGGTTAGAATCAGAAGTAAAGGTCGGTATGCAGGCAGCCGAAACCCGCCAAATGGAGAAGCAATGGAAAGACATCTACTTCCGAACCGAGCAATTCGACTTCGGTGACCATCGTGGTGCACATTGGGTCAAGAAGACCGAGATGCTTCAGAACTTCGGTAGGGCTCAGAATCTAAGCAGCCAGACTAGTATCAACAACCGTTACTCACAAGTGTCAGCCAAGATGTTTGACCAAACCCAAGAGGGTCGCAACAAGTATGTCCGACTTAAGGCAGAGTTCCGTAACATGAAGAAGGTGAAATGATGGAGCATAAATGTAGTATTTGTGATAGCGATTTCGACCCAGAAGCAGAGGGCGGTATAGGTGGTTACTTCGGAGTAGTACCTGTGCAGTTTTGCGTATGGTGCCTAACTAGTCTACACGACATGGCGATTGCCCTAGAGTGGTGCAGAGGCGAAGAGGAATGACAGCCTTTGTTGTAAACCCAGTTTATGCTAACTGGTCACACGAACACAATCAGACCGAGCCTATGTGCATAGTCACATATGACGGTAACAAAATCGTAGTTTACTCTGATACTGTGCCCGACTACAAAGGGACTACAGTCAGAAAAATAAAATGGACCCTTATCAAAGAAAGAATCACTGATGCAGTATTCAGAGGAGACAAGTTAGTCTCTGTCAATTTACAAGATGACAGAATCAAGCCTATTTGGATTGAATTGAGGGGAGTTGATGCAGAAAATGCCATACCCCTTTTATTTAAAACGACTGTCGATTTAACTAGAGACTTGGCGAATATCGATGCCCATCGCTCTACAGTGAACGATGCGATTGTCGAAACACTAGGTCACGACCGCATGTTAAACAGGCACAAATCCCCTTCCACTTGGACCAAATCCAATGCTAAGCGAATTATCCAAGATGCTATTGAGGATACGCTTACTATCTATGACCTGTGGGAGTTTGGGGCCACAAAAGGCTTTATTAGGCTGCGCTCAAGAGTCACGGGTGAAGTTGAAGAGGTTCAAGTTAACTGGAATCAAGAGGGAGAAATATGAGTAATCAACCACCAGAATCGAAGCAAACAGCACAACGACTGAACATTAGGGCCGCAAAGGCCATCGCAGAGTCGGTAAAGAGTACCCTAGGACCAGCAGGTATGGACAAAATGCTGGTCAATGCTATGGGTGACTTTGCCGCTACTAACGATGGTGCCACCATCCTACAAGATATGGACATTGCACACCCGGGAGCCAAGATGATTGTTGAGGCTGCAAATACACAAGAGAGCATCTGCTATGATGGAACTACAAGCACTGTAATTTTGGCCGGTGCACTACTAGGTAACAGCGAAGGGCTGTTTGACAAGGGTCTGCACCCGAATGTAATTTGCAAAGGATACCGCCAAGCGGCACGCTGGGCCGTAGACCACATCAATACACTTTCCTACGATGCAAGTGAGCATCTGAACAATGTTGCTCGCACATCCATTACTGGTAAATCTGTAGAGCAGCATATGGAAAACGCCCCAGAACTATGTGTCGAAGCAGTCAAGTTGGCAGGTGGGGATTTCGATAGAATTCGTGTCCTTACCCAACTAGGTGGCGGCGCAGACGACTCGCACTGTTTCAGTGGTGTAGTTCTACACAAGGAATTCATGCTACCTGCAATGCCACTAAAGCCAAACGGCAAGGCTCTGCTAATCAACACAGGTCTGAGCGACACCAAGATGGATGACAATGTCCAACTAAACCTAGGGTCAGCCGCTGAATACCAGAACTTCAAACAGTTCTCTTCTCGTGACACTTGGGTAGAAAAGGCTGACCAAATTATCGCAAAGTTGCCAGACGGCGGAGTGGTGTTCGTCAGAGACCACATGAATGAAGTGGTTGCCGCTACGCTGGCTAAGAATAACATCAGTGTAGTTCAGCGCATGCAAGAAAGCGATGTAGCGGCACTATCCACACTGTTGGGCATACCACCTGCGCACACTACAGAAGACCTCATGGATGCCGCTGATTGCGATGTCGAATGTAAGACAATTGGTGACATGAAGTATGTAGTAGTCAAGGGCGAGGGTGAAGTTACCACTCTAGTATTGAGAGGAGCAACCAAGCAGACTCTTGACGAAATAGAGCGTGGTTTTGACGATGCACTAGGTGTCGTTTGTGTTGCTTACAAGACTGGTCAAGTCGTACCCGGAGGAGGTAGTGCTTACCTCAATGCAGCATTGCACCTAAGTGCTCGTGCCGCTGAAGTGGGTGGTCGTGCCCAAATGGCAATCGACGCTTTCGCTGACGCTCTTGAGCAGATAGCGGGAACAATCGCAGAGAACGCCGGTTTCTCGCTTCTTGACACAATCCTAGGATTGAGGACAGAGCACTTGGCCGGTAACACCACTTTTGGACCTGATATTGAGAACGGTGGCACTACCTGTATGGTCGAAGCAAATGTCTGGGAGCCACTAGACTTAGTCCGTCAGGCCGTCTTGTCTGCTAGCGAGGTATCTATCAGCATCCTCAGAATTGACGACATCATCAGTCGTCGTTCAGATAATCAGGGTCCTCAATGATGTGCGTTTCCCTACGAGCATGAGCCATTAGCAACTTGCTCAGACGACCATTATATTTGGGCCTGTTTTTATGGTAAGGTCTGGTAGTGAGGCCTAGTGACCCATGCTTAAGCACGGTGTGGCAGTTAGGGCATTCGTGAAGAATGACCCTTTCACCTGCAAGGTAGACACCCGATATCGACAACGGTAACGCTGTCGCTTTACATACCCTGCACCGACGCATAAGTGCGGTCACTAGGCCCCCCATTCCAGCGGCCCCCATCATAGGCTCACTACATGGAACATTGTCTTCCATGCTGAGCCATCATAAACGAAACGAGCATACTCGTTGAGCCCAATCACTACACCTTGGAAAGTTATAGTGTCAGTGCCAGCACTGTTGCCGTTTCTGATTTCGATTGCATGACCGTGAGGGAAAGCACCAGTGGTGCCGATTGTAATTGATGCACTAGGGGTAAGATGGAATATATTAGCCTCGTCGAACTTGATGTTAAAGTTACCAGACGGTGAATCGGACCTAATTTCAGGATTGATTCTCCATGTATGTCTTACTGGAGTAGTCTGCATATCACGCCTTGCGGTATAATATAGAACTGCATGTCCTTCTCTTGAGTGGCTCTGCCAAAGTGCGCCGAAGTTAGAAGCAGCCAGATTTCCGACCTCAGGTGCACCATACAGGTCATCTAAACTGTATGTTATACCGTTGACTTCGTTGCCGTCAGATACATCGTCATTGGCACCCTTGGTCAAAGGCTGCAAATAAATCGGGCTGTTTCTAATGAAAGTGCGCCTATCGTGGATGACAGGGGCAGCGCTGTTTAATCCGGTAGGTAGAGCAGTATTGGCAGTCCAAGTGTATCTAACGATTGCTAATACTGTAGTTTGGCGATTAAGATTTGCACCTGCTGCTGGGTCTGATAAGAAAGTGTATGGTAACAAAGGGGTGCCAGTAGATATGACAGTAGGTGTGCCGATTTCATACTTTACATGCTGGGATGTATCATCTGAATCTAAATAGACTACGACATAAAAATCACTTAATGTAGTAGGAGTTGCTGGAATTGTGCCACTATAATTGCTACTGGTACCTACAGTAAATGTGTAGGTATTACCCGGTCCGCCTGCAAATTGATACAGTACTCCATCCAGCGTGCAATAGCCACCACTGACAACCAGTTCACCGTCACTAGCACCTGCGTCTACAAATCCGGGCGTAGGGCTAATTGTGCTGTTTCTACTCGATGCACCAATTGCTCCATCTTCAAGTCTAACGATACCGTTACCATGTATGCCCTCATACGGATTAGTAAGTGAAGGAGAGGTAAGTCCATCTCCATCTCTAAGTCCTTGTGCGCTTGCTCCAAAGCCGGTTGTGCTTGTATGTCCTGATAATGGGTTACTCATTCGCTCACCTCTATAATTGCTGAGAATCTTATCTCGGTATCCGAGTCTTTATTTATGCCGTTGTAAGCATAACGGAAGATTGCTGTAGTATCAGTATCATCACTCGGATTTCTATACTGAAGCACTACTTCACGGAATGGCCTAGTGAAGACTTCAGTGATTGGTACACTAGCCTCCACGAATATGGATGTGTCATCTATCACTCTGACAGTTGGTGTAACTACAATACCGGGCTGACCTGCACCACCATCGTCTTGGGTAGCCAGTGACCCATCAAATCCAAAGACAACTTCGTTTATACGGGCTGCTAATTGGTCTACCAAAAATCTAGTTCCTTCTAATAATAACGGCATATCAACCCTTCCTTGATGTTTCAAATGATAATAGCGAAGATTGTATTTTGAGGTTAGCATTGCGGGCCTCTGGGAAATCAGACCTTCCGTGAATAGTTGACCTGCCATCGTGACCAATGATAATACCTACGCCACGATTACGAGACTTTCTGGCTCCAATCTGCCATGCTACTTTGATAGTGAACCCAGCCCCAGTTGCAAACTCTTCTCGCTTTATTTGGCGATTGAATTCTGGATTATCTGATTCTGACTTTGCTATCTCTACTTCTTGGAATTGCTGTATAATATCCTCAAGGTTGTTAGGTGTAGAGTTAATGTAAAGTTCACTGTTCCTAGCAATCAAATTGTGCTTAGCCCTTAAAACGACTTTTCTGTCATCGCTATTGCTTTTACGATAAGATATAATATCACCCGGGTAAACAGTACTAGCGTGTATCACTTCTGATAGCGTTTCACCCGACTTGACTCTTTTAGCACTGGCTAGGAACCTCTGTCCTATTCTTCTTGCACTCGCCTTGGTAACTGCAGTCGGGGAATAGATACCACCGGGTACCTCTATGATTCCACTGGACTGATTACCGAAATCGTCTACTTGCACTACATTCGAATCGTTGTTAGCACGATTCTGGCCCCTTACTACTACACGATTAGGGACATTTTCAGTCTTATCTTCAATAGAGCCACCTAATACAGTGTTCTCTGTAACTATGTGCTCTCGATTAAACTGCTTTTGATGAGAATAGTGTAGGTTGCCAAACTTGTCGCCTCTAGCAGAGTACCCGTCGTGCCTAGAAATGAACCTCAGTGCGCTACTGGCACTTGTGCCATAGAAATCATGCGCTATGAAAGCATTACTCGGGCGCTTTAGTTCAACTGCATTGACAGAGGATGGCGTGGCCTTGATAATGCGACCTGCTAAATCAGATGTGCGTAAACCTACACTCGCTTTTTGGGCAAACTGGACATCTTTACCGTTGAAGCCAATCCTCTGCAAATTCCTACCCTTCATATTTTCCAATCTAAAGCGCACGCCCTTGTTCACATCTTCAATTTTCGACGGTACCAAGGATTCTGAGGGATTCTTAGAGTTAACGACGAGGGGTGGTAATTGACTAGAAGGCCCTACCTTTTCTGTAGAAAAGAACACTTCTTTTTCGTAACGATGTCCGTCACTTGACTTGTGTGTAAGTCTAATTGCTTCTTCTTCCTCAACTATAGAATAGCGTCTGTCATGAGAAGGCACGAAGTCACCTTGTGTGGGAGGTTTAACCACGAATCCTTTCTTATCTTTCACGACTTCTGCGTGATTGACAGCGTTATCTACGAACCTAGGTTTACGAACACGCTTCATCACAGTGTTCTGTGTCGCATCAAAGCGACCTGTGGTTCGATTGTAACCGTTCGCCATAATCACTCCCCGCTATGGTCTCCTGTATTATAAGATGCATCACCTTTGCTACCCTTAGGGTGTAGTGTCTGGCTATATCTAGGCTCTACGGAATAATCTCCTTCGTCGTCGTCAACGGACTTTCGATTAGCGTCTGCTCTGAAGTGCTCCAGTGTGTTCTCGGACATGACTACTCTTGCGACAGGGTTGGTAATGTCCTTCTTGTCATATCCTGTTACATCCACACCCGGAATTTTTGGCCCTTGGCTATCTGGTACAGTTAAACTTCCGGCAGGGTCTATATCGAAGACCGGAGCATATGGTGGTGCACTAGGTGTTCCCGTTCTGGCATTAGGTGCATCACTAAGGAACAGTCCATACTTACCACCGCTAGTTGCCCTGTAATAGTTAGAGCCGCTCTGAGGACCATAGTCTGTAGCAGGTGGGTGTCTAAACAATACAGCATGTGAATTGTCTAAAATCTGGGCAGGTCTAAACAGGAACTCGATTGTGCTATCTTTTTCGTTAGTCTTCTGCTTAGTCGAATCATGATTACTATCTTGGTAAGGGTTAGATGAAGAGGAAGCGCCCGCTTTGCCCCAGCCCTCATCGCTTAGGCTACCAGCATATTGCTGCCAAGTCATTACATAAGTTCCACCAAGGCTCCAATAAGCATGAGCGTTTGATAATTTCACAACTCCAGACTTAGGCTGGGCAGAGAAGTCTTGGTTAGTCAAGTCTAAGTCCTTGAGAGTTCTATCTCCACCGTCGTGTGCTCCACGGATGTTAGTTCGCTGACCTACTTCTTTGTCAGTGTGTAGACTGTAAGCCTGTGTAGACATAGTGATGTATTCTCTGTGGACACCATCATTGAGTTCACCTAGTGTATCAACATCAAGTCCAATTCTCATACCGTCACGACCGACAGGTTCTGCTAACTGTCCGCCAGCGAACTCTCCACTCTTAGATTCAATTGATTCACCTACCATTACTTCTGGCTTTAGTAGCCCATCATCAGATTCAACATCAAGGCGAGAACTAATTCCTTTTTCGACTTCGCCTGCTTGCAACTTTTCATTAGATGGCCTGACATACCCTGTACCAAAGTTAGGTTGGGCAGTGCTGTGACTAAGAACTAGTCCCGTTGCATCTACAACTTCGCTGACATCCATGAGCATACTTTCATTGAATACTGTAGGCCAGCGAACTCCTCTTCCGTCACCTCTATCTCCCACTCTTAACGCACTAGGTGGGTTAAACCAGTCGACCTTTGACATGTTAACACCATTATTGTTGTCAGTGTTGTCATTACCTTGGTAAGCATCAGTTCCATCGCCACCGAATAACTTTGTATTGGATGGGCGATGTGTAGACCAAGTATCTTTGTAAGCATCTTCAGGGTCCCAAGATGGTCTAATTCCAAATCCTCTTACAGGGAACCTACGGACATCTTCTCCACGAGTATTACCCCACCAGTCTACCATGTAATAGCGATGAGCCTCTGCTAAGTCAGATATACCCTTACCTGATGCATCTCCCGGGTAAAGTCGCCTTACAGTTGATGCGTTTCTGATAGTTCTGACAGCACAACCGAAAGGAGCAGTATGCCTGCGACCGTCACTGTATCTTACTTGTCGACCTAACTGGTCTTGATTTAATAGCGCAGTAACTTGCGTCAATCGCTCTAATATACCTACATAGGTAGTAGGGAAATCCTTGTCAAGTATACCCCCTGTAACACCTACATAATCCCAACCGTTAGTCTTGCCATCTTGCTGCACGAACGGACCGTGATAGTACCCTAGTAGCGCATTAGCGTCAGGTAATTCATCCCATCCTCGCACAAATGGCCCCCATCTTGGGCGATTGTAAGCCTGCCTGAGAGCAAATCTGTATCCAAAGCAATAGTTCCTAGCGTAATCAGAAGAGGATGTCATTTGTGTATAGGTACGAGTCTCTATACCTGTATTATCGTGGTAGCCTATACAATCCATATCGAATGTTTGACCACTCCAACCGATGAGGCTATCACCATAAGTTTCCAGTCGACTTACAGCACCACCACCATGGCTTCCACTAGGCCACATACCACCAAAGTTGAATTTATTACTACTTTCGTCTGTACCTCCTTGGTGGGAAAGGTTAGCGTCTGCATCAATTGCAGTTGCTGTATAAACAGTACCATCATCACTCAGGCCCGCAGAGCCCGGAGGACTTAGCCATTTCATCTTTAGTCCGAATGGACCCTTAGAAGCAGAGTAATAGAAGTCATGGTAATGTATAGTCTCAAAGTGTTCAGGTATACTGTTGAAGCCCTTCTTTGTTACAGGGCTATCAGGTCCACCTGTCTTATCGTAAAATGCTCTGCTAGAATCATCGCTATACCAAGTGAACGGACGGCCAAGATTATGATGCCATAAGCAAAGATAAGCGTCTGGTGTGTGTAGGCTATTCGTATCTCTACTGCCATGCATGGTTTGTGGCAACAATCTAGTTATTGCACTGACTTCAGAGTTAGTAAATACTGCTCCAGTCTCACGGTTGTCGAAAGGACCGCTGAGCCTTAATACAGTGCCGGGTACCAAGAAGTCCCAGAACTTGTTACTAGGGGCAGCAGTTACACCCTCAAAGGTCGTGGAATGCCCTAAGGTTGCATATGTGTTAGTACCTGTTCTGTTGTTGTAGCCACTAGTGTATCTTCGACCATTGTTGAAATACTCCAAAACTTCGCCGTAATATGGCTCGACAGGGAACAAATCATTGTTATCGACTATGATTACATGAGCAGCAGAATCTACACCAATGACAGTGCAACTTGGGTTTAGGCTGCGCAACCTCTTGTGCTCCTCATATATGTCAAGGTAAGTGGTTGGATACCCAGCCAGTGTCAATTGGGCACCTACGCTACCGTAAGATGCACGGCAGAATTCGTAATAGTTGTCAGGCTTATGCCATTCTAAATGTTTGAACTTGTCAGCACCACTAGCATTAACACCTTCTCTATGCAATATACCCCACCAAGGTATTGTTGAAGTATAGCCCGGTGTAGCACTGATGAACATACCCGGTCTGTAAGGTAGGCTGCGGCGAGTTAGGCTTGGGCTACTTGTTTCTTGTACACCTAGTGGGTTGTAAAGACCAAGTGAAGGTATGTTAGTGAATTGGCTACCAGCGTCTGGCTCCATATCAAGTATAACTTCGTTGATGATTACCTCACAACCTCTGACATCGGCCATGGTGGCTTCGGCTAGAATAAGTGCAAATGCTCCATTAGTTGCACTGGTATCATGCTCGATTGCTACAACTGTATTGACTTGCTGTCCAGTAAGTTCAGTGACCTTAGTCCCACTTTCAGATGGAGCCTTAGTAGCGTCACTGTGGTTTTGGTGGAATCCTTTCAACTGCTGTGCGAATAGATTTGGCTGGATTACAATCTGGTATGCACCTACTTCCATAGGGTCTGGGAAGTGGTCCTTCAGAGTGTAAGCAGCAGCGGCTTCCATTACTAATGCGTGGCCACCTTGGCTGTTGGTAGTTCCACCCGGTCCTACACTTGCTGCAATACCATATCCTTCGTATTTGACTTTGGTCTCAGTAAGTAGAGTAAAAGCGCCGCCGTGTATGTCACTTGGTCCGAAAGCAGCAGTAATGCCGGAGAACCAAATTAGTGGGTCACGCCCCGGTACTTTGTCAAGAATGTTAGTTGAATCGTAACCACTTTCTAAAGTAGCGACGGTGCTACTACGACAGGCTTGATTTAAGTCATACAATCTCTGATAAGCAGGGTGAGCATAATGGCCCGGAAGTAAAGCCATCGTAGGGGTGACATAGTGATGACCCATTCTAGGGATTGGCATAGGTGTCATGATTGGCTCAATCATATCTTCATATGGTTTAATCGCATTTAGGTTCTCATAATCGATGACCTTCATGTCAGGACTTGCACCACTGTATTCGCTGTGGTCACGAAGTCTGCGAGCAGCGAAGAACCTAGTGCTACCTGCTGGCATGTAGTAAGAAGGAACTATTTTTAGACCAGATTTACCCTTTACGAACTCTGCAAAATCGGGTGCAAATACAACATCGATGAAGTCGTTACCTGAAACACTTTCGTAACTTGCAATGACACCCTTATCGGTTGTAGGGTCGTAAACCCTTAGGAACCATCGGCCTCCACTCTTTTCAGAAGCATCTTCCCATACAGATGGGGTCGGAGCAGTAAGTGCAGTAATAGTATCGGCACCATTGGTATCGAAATCTAACTCGTCTACATCATCGCGATGGGTCATGCTAATACCCATTCTAGTTACATGGAAGTATAGGCTTCTGTCATGCGGCTCATAGGATGTGTTCAGAGGATTGTTGTTAGTATGCTTACTCCAACCCTCATTGGTACTATCAGGGAACGATATACGAGAGCGACCAGTTGCTAGTCCAGCAGATGTTAAGACATTAGTATCCTTGACATCTTGGCTTAGGTGCTCCCAACCATTAATTTCCCAAGTAGGCCAAAGACGAGGACCAGCACCTTCATTGTCAAACATTTCACGAATTCCAAGGGAGCCTTGTGATGGGTGGTGCAATCCTCCAGAACCAATAGTTTCGTTTTGATAAGCCTGAATGCGGTCAAAGCCGGGTCTAACTATGATGTTACCCGGTATTTCGTCAGGATTTGGTAATCTAATTTTCATATTAGGGGAGACACCGGTACCCGCTAAGGCAGGGGCTAAGCCCTCTACATCTCTGTCACTTACATGTCTGAAATCGTAGATGACAGTACCTAATGGGCTACCACCTTCCAAGCGATGCTCTTGACCAGTATCATCAGTGACGAGTAGACTTTGGAACTGCATTTCTTCATTAGGGATAGCCAATGCATTGCGGACTTCAAACGGATGCTGCTCTGCAATCTGCGGGTGACTCAATTCTTGTGCCTGTATAATTGGGAACATTGCCCCATTAGTAGTTTCAAAGGAGAATCTTACATTGCCCAGAATCTTTTCACCAACTAGTTTGTATTCACTACCGTCCTTTCGCTTGACCCAAGGCATTAGACCTAGACCCCTTGCACTTGGTCCCGGCATAGTGAGGCTTCCGCCATCCATACGCTTCCATACTACATGTTCAGCACTAAAGTTTCTAGCAGCGGCCTTATCTTTGTAGAAAGCATAGATACCATTAGTAGTATCCATGTAATAATCTTGATTAGTTACACCTTCACACTTTACACCTTTAGTGCTGAAGTCTTCGTGGAATACAGAGCCCGGTACAACCTTTTCGTCCCAGAATAAATCACCTGTTGGGCTAAGACATGAGTCTGCCTGTAATGACGGATGACCCGGTCTGACATGTGCATGCCACCATGTAGCAGGTCCACCTACAACAGGATAATCAGAATCAGTAGAAGGTATAGATGTACTAGGTGCAATTTGCGCTTCAACTCTAGGTCCAGCAGTTGCTGGGCCAACATAACGGTCTTTGTTGTGAATCTTGTCAGTATCCCATGCTACGGTACCGGCATTGGCAAGTGTAGATGTGGCTTTGAGTTCAAGCCAATCCCCTGCGCACAATATTCCATCACGGTCAGCCTTAGCAATCAATGGTAACTCACTTTCATGCGTAACTGCAATCAAGTGTCTGCTGGAAAGGCCAGTAACACAATGGTCGCCTGCTAAAGCCGTAGGTGTGTCATTTGCCCCAACCGGAGGTGGTGCACCTACACAGGTCTCTGCAGAGCCGTAAGGACTGAAGCCAAGCAACGGATGCCAAGCACCTTTACCAGCAGGGTAAACATCACCGGTCAAACTCGGATTTAATACTTGGTAAGAATTCATGTAAGAATATGCTTCACCATGCCACCCAAGGGCACCGATTGGCTTAGTTCTATCAACTGCATCTGTTAAGCCATTAAAGTGGACTTGACACATATGGTCACGGCTAGTGTCTGTAGGATTGTTGTTGTATCGATGCGTACCCGCTTTAGTCCAAACATAAACGAAATCGCCGGGTAGTGGCATAAATGGTGCTGCGGTATCAGGTTCAACTGGGTCGCTGTTAGGAGATTGAGGGTTAGAGCCTAGTGTAAAGGAACTACCACTAAATCCAACATAAGAGGCGTATCCCGCCTGTCCAGTGGCCGAAGTAAATCTTAACCAACCATAATCTGGTAAAGTGGTAGGTATAGCACTAAAAGTGTTAATGATGGCAGCACTAGTCGAAGGAACTTCTGGTATAAATGAATCTACTTCTAATTGGACCCAGCCATATCGGTCTTGTTTGTGCGCATTTTGCATAGAAGGAAGGAATGTGCCACCAATTGCTTTAAGCGGGTCCTTACCGGGGAATGTGTTGATTGCTGCGGCAACAACTGCTCCTAACTCTTCTGCGTTTTGACAGCGGGTTGCATCGACTAAGATTACATTTTCATTACCAGTCATGTCCTCTTCTGTAGTAAAACTGGCAAGATAACCAGTCGCTAGTTGCCCACCAGCACGGAACATAGTTACATTTGGCTGAGCACCTGAACCAGACGCTAATCTGTTTGTGCTAATTGGGTGCTTAGGATTACGAGTATAGTGATTGTCAAGGAAATGACCTCCGGGGTGATAGCCACCGTCCATTTGCCAGACCATACTACATGTCCGTGTTTTGCTTCCCAAGGATGCACCTGTATAGTCTGTAATTACATAATCCATAGGGTGAGCATATTTAGGATAAATTAGAGGTGGAGTAACAACCAAACTCGTGTTGTAATATAATGCCTCTATATCTAAATTGCAATATCCTATACCAGTAGTAGATGTATAATTAGGAAAACCTTTCGTTGGCTCCCAATTCATCAAGAGGTTATAACCTCTAACATTTCCTATTAAGTAATCAGCAGTAGGTGGTAAAAACTCTTGTGCACCACTTCTATCAGGTCCACCTTGAGTAATTTGGTTAGGTAAATACGAATCGCCAAACGGCGAATCTATAGGAACTGCACTGTAACCATTACCGATAACTATCGAATCCATTGCCTGTGGCTCAAATGTAGCAGTATTATGCGGGAATGACTGACCGGGGCCGTAAATCATGAACACAGTTTGGTCATTTTTCTCACCAGCAGCAGAGTATCTAGCGTGTGGGTGAGCAAATCTTAGCACTATAGGGCTAGGTCGAGTACATATTGTACCCGAATAGGATATGCCTGTATGAGGTGCAGACTGACTATTACCAGTATCCATGTCGTAAGGTAACAATGAATCTTGGTTGAAGAAAGGAGGATTGTTTTGTCCTCTATGTTGGTCTAAGTAAGGAGTTCCGGGGAACATGGCTAACATAGCGTTAGCATCGAGTAGGGCATATGCACCAGCGATTTCTCCTACATTCTGTAAACCAGCAGAACCTGTCGGACCACTAGAGTAAGGGTGAGTATAGAATTCAGTATAATCATTCTGAGTGCCGTCATTGATGTCAATAGTTACACCCGAAAAGCCACCTCCGAAGTAGAGTGGCACCCAGTGGTCAGGGCTATCTCTACCTCCTCTAAAGTAAAGGAATGGGCTTGACTTTTTACTACCGGCTCTGCGGACACCCTCTACCTGTATAGCATGAAGGTGGTCACCGTATTGACAGAATACAGGGTCAGGACCGGAAGAACCACCGGGTCGAAGTTTAGTTTCGAAGTTTGCAGAAATTTCAACCTCATCGTATTTCAAACGAGTTTCCGGTGTAGTATGAGTATTATCACTTCTGACTACACCCCATTCAGTATCGTCTACATACATAGTAAATTTGTTACCCCAACTATTACTGTTAGCAGAAGCAGGTGTACATATCAAGAATAGATTAGTCCCTGTAATCAAATTCATATAATTATGATTGGTACTAGCACTACTATTATCAATTTGAATCATTGGGTTATTTACCATAGGTATGATATGGTCACCTACAAACTTGGTATAGTCTTCTCCTCTCAAGTTTCTTTGCCACTTAGTCACATCCACTACATTGTTGTTAGTGTCGACTAATACAGGTGTTGCAGTATTCGCATTAGCACCACGATACTTGGTGTTAATATGGAGAACTGTTTTGGGAATATAACCAACATCTAGGCGTGTATCACTATCGATTTCTGCCTCAGTCAGCCCACCAAGGTGGTCAGTGCCAACAGTGTCGGTACTCGCTCCATCTTGTAAGCCCCAATCGGGGGCACAACTAACTTCAAACAAATGTCTGAGAGGAAGAACTCTATGCTTGTCGCTGTGGGCTCTAATCCTAATTGCCGTATCACTAAGTCCCCAGTCACCCAAAGTTCTACCGTCAGGTGCCCAAAGATGAGAAACATCTAGTGATGTGGTTCTAACATCATTACTATTCGGGTCTTCCATATTGATAGCATGCTCTACTGCGGCAGCAATTACCTCGTCTGTTAGTAAGGTAGTGAAGTTGATTCTAGCACTGATGTAATGCGGGGAAGCAGGTAAAGTACCTACACCCTTTACACCATAGAACTCATGGACTCCGGTGTTGTCATTATGGGTACGGCTAGTGTAATGGAAAGTCATACCTTGCAGACCACTAGCAGTAGAAAGTTGAATCATTCCAGAATCTGGGAAACCAAGGTAGCCTAGCATGTCTGGGTGACTGAGGCTGGTTGAAGCAGTGTCATAAGGTGCTGAAGAGAAAACAACTGTCAACTTACGAGAAGACCCTGCACCACTTGAAGTCGCTGCACAGTGTAAACCTGCAGCAGGGCTAGGATAGTTGTTCCAGAGGTTGCCTTTGAATGGACTGGCGGTACCACCTGTTAGTTCCCCACAGACTTCTCCTTCTCCCACCATATGCTGACCAATTGTGAAACCACCTTGTGATACATCCCTATCATCAAAGTGAATGACAATCTCATTATCTATTGTAGGTGGAAGCGTTGTGAGGTCATTGGCAAAAGGATACCCATATTGACGGTAAACCATCCTGATTGTGTGGGAGCCGCCCCTGTGGTCTACCAGTCTAATACCATACAGTTGACTGTCACCAATAGCATTCTTTTGAACATCTTCTTCTGGAATGTATCCGTCAGAAGCAGTCTTTGCTATAGATATGTCATACATTGCTTCGTGAGTTCTGCTGTTATTACCGTAGATGTGGTTGAACCTATCATCCTGTAAGTCCCTACCGAATCCCCACTTACCTGCATCTGGTGCCCATCCCGGGAAACCTGCTTGGGTAAATCCACCAAAGTTAATCCTAGCCTTGGCAGTTGTTCCGACCCTAAGTCCGTCTACAAGCGTAGAGGAAGGACTCTTTGTCTCAAAAGACTCGTCCATGACAGTGTTAGCATTGCGACCACTAGCACCTTCATTAGTAGAGTCACTGGCAAGGTCAGTTACCGTGTATATTTCAGGTCCAAATTCTAAATTGTTTCTCAACGGCTCATCTACTTCTTCTGGTGGAAGGAACTCCTTTAGCGTAGTAATAGGAGCAAATGGCCTACCGAATCTATTGATTGGCATAGGAGCAGGGTGCATGTTTTCACCAGTTACTTCGTCTGGCTGACACCAATAATTACGGAAACGGCCACCATGACCAATTAGATATTGAGGTCGGTAAGGAGTCTGTGCCTTGGAATTGTCCAACCATGTACAGAAATTGCGACCTTCTGCACCGGGAATAGTACTGTGAATGATGATGGAATAGCCTTTGTTACCGTGAGAATCCAAGACAACTCTACCGATGTGGGCCCTGACATAACCCATGTGGGTACCACGGTCATGGTTAGCAAAGCCCTGCTTGACATCCCAGAATGGCGCAGGGTCGTGAGTCGAGCCGGTTGCCGAGAAGTCAGCGTGTATGTGACTTGCAGTCGGGTCTTTTCGTCGGTTAGTGCTATCTGCTTTCACACCAATATGCGTGATGTCGAACCTTTCGCTCTCTCCTAAGTATTGGTCAGCAGGTCTGCGAGCATGACTCCTACCATTCTTGGCACCCGCTTGGTTGATTAATCTAACAACTTCATTTGCAGCGGCCTCTATGTCAGTTACGCCCTCTTTGAAACCTACTTCTCCTAAATCAACAGTCAGTCTTCTGACGAAATCCATCTTGGACCAGTGGTCTAAATGTTGCAATCTGTCTTCTTCGTGGTCTGATAAGTCCAATGCTGATGCACGAATTCCTTTCAAAGCAAGGAATGCGGGTATAGCACGAGTTCCGTCAGGAGTATCAAAGAATGTTGAGTTTTCACGCTCTCCACTTGTTATCTCTGCGTGCTTATCCTTAGCAACTTCTCCGTCAACCACGGCCTCATTAGTACGAACCGGACTACCCGGTATACTGGTGCTAACCCGTGGGATATGGTCAGGTAAACCATCTGTTGCATTGGCATTCCAATCACTCTTGTGAGCCATTGCACCTTCCATGAATTCGGACTTTTCGATGCTGATTAGATTCTTATTTTGACTAGGGAACCCGGCTGCTACATCTAATCCAGTTCCAGAACCAGCAACCGCGTTGTCTACAACTCCACTGGTAGTAGATGGCTCATTTCCTAAAGTAGTAGCCTCAGCACTAGATTGGACCTGCATCCATAAGTCTTGGAAGGCAATAAATTCACGGTCATGACCTACATCATAAAGTAAAACACGAGTGAATTCTTCAGTGCTCTGATAAGGGTCGATATAAGCCACAACTGGTGCATTGTCAGCATCTAAGCCTAATGCTTCGTAATTTAGTTCGATAGTCTTATTGACATGTTGCACGAAATTCTTTGCAGTTTCAAGGCAGGTATTACCAATCAAGAAGTTCTCCATCGGGATTGAATCCCTAGGGTTTGCATCCATTATGCCTTCTCCACCGTTGAATGATGTCCATACACTTGCTTCGTTTAAAACGCCTCTTGATTTACAGAAAAGGCCTTCGATTGCATGTGGGTTAGTATAGTGCATATTCATCCAAACGGTATCGCCGTCACGCAATCCACCCGGTGCATAAGGGTAAGACCAAGCCTTGTTTAAGAAGAAATCCTCTCTTACCTTAGGAAAATTAAAACCAGTTGGACTTTCGTGAACATCCCATAGGATAATTTCGTCACCTACTGAAGGGTTGAAACTAGCATCTATGTCAAGTAAAGGTAGGATGTTACCATTTTTAGTATCGTAGTGAGCGTATATGTAAGCGTTAGTGGTGCTATTGTAGTAAGCAACCCTGTAGCGATAATTAGCAGTGCCGCTGATATCATCGGGGAACAAACTAGCATCATCAAGTGTCAAGTTAGGCACTAAGTATTCTGTAACTTTGGCTCTTGCCCTACCTACTTGGATACGCTCTAAATGCGGATTAGTTGTTGGCCCTGCTCTAAACTCAATAGCACTGACATACTGCTTGAGCCCATAGTCTACATTACCACCCTGAGTCATGGTGTTAGCACGGTCATAGTAGTAAGGTCGTCGTGATTCTAAACCAGCACTAGGGACTAATGGGTTGTCAGATATACTTGCATAATCGCTATCTCTGTGACCATGTGCAGGTGTAAGCGATATACCCACCTGTAAGTCTCTAAGGAAGTTTTCAGAAAAGGCGAAACTATCAGCGTCTGAATCCGAGCCACCTGCGACCTGTAAGTAGTTGTTAGTGGTGTCCCTAGACTCATATATGACCCACTCATCAGTATTGATAAACGCCCTTCTGTATCTCAGGCTACCGTCGATTTGAGCAACTGTAGAGGCGGTAGTGGTGGGTATTGGGAATATACTTGCATCTTGGACATACACTCTGCGATTGGTAGCATCATAATTCTGCGTAATCATTGTCCCTGTGCGGTGCTCGTTGATATTGAAACCATAAGAAAACGCACTGTGGACTTCAGGGTCTGCAGGTGCAATATCATCTGGCCTGCGACCTACAGGGTTAGGAGCCCAAGTATGAGCAGTATGGGTCGCATCTATGTGCAACTTCATACTGTTATCAGGCCCGGGGAAGATACCTAACTCGGGCTTGTCAAAGAAGAACTCTTCAAACAGCGGTATCTCTACCATTGCACGAGTGCTTGCATATTGGGTGCCCAATTGATAATCATGAGTAACCGTATCTAGTGTTTGGAATAGACGGTCATTGATGGTCGTACCATCGTTACAGATGGCTTCTTCTGAAAACTTATCGTCAACATGTAGGTTACTACCTTTAATCAAACCTACTCCACTGGTCCAATCAGCCAAAGATGCTACTTCTCTACCACTAGGTAAGATGTATTTCCCAGACCCGATTGAGCCAGCAGAGAAGGTAAATGTATCACCATCTTTAGAATCATATTCCGCAGAAGCAAATCTAGTCTGCTCACTACTATTGTCCTTAGGTAATGCGAAGTAAACCTTACCCTCTTTGGGGAAGCAATATGTGCCCCAAGATTGAAGGTCAGTTGACTTGTTATTCAATGGGGCTACAGTAATGGTAGTGGTGTTGAAAGCAGTTACACGAGTAGCACAATCTCTACGAGTGCTCCAACCTAAACGGGCAGTAGGGCTCGGGTCCCAAGTTTCCTTAGTATTGATTGCACCTTGTCCCGGACCACCAAGGGTCATAGTGACTACAGGTGCACCGGGCATGATTTCCTTGACTATGTGAGAATCGGGTGCCCCATCACCCTTGACATTGATATTAGAAGAGCCAAGGTCGCTAAGAAGGCCATGTGCTCTCATCATAGAGCGACCTTGTGCATCTTCAGAAAAGGAAAGAACCCTAGCCCTACTAACAAGGTTCTTAATGGATACTGTGTTTGTTTGAGAAGCAAATAGATTTAACTTAGAAAGTTGGCTGAATCTTCTTCTGTCAGAAGGCTGAACGATTAGCCTAACGATATCGTTCGGTAGATTCTTCTGGTCAATAATATCAAACACTTCGTTAACCGTAGTGCTTTGATTGACAGTACCCAAGGAAGTTCTGACAGGAGTAGGGAATAACTCTTCGTTGTCTAAGGTATCTTCGGTACTACCAGAGCCGATAGTAATAGATGTAATAGTGACACCAGTAATAGTCCCTAATTTCTTACCATTCATTCTATAGAGTGACTGACCGACAACAAATTTTGTAGTTGCATCCGTCCCATCTACTGTAAATGTAAGTGTCCCTGCTGGGAAATTACCGTTAACTAATACTCCAGTTCTAGGCCTGATATCTTGCACAGGCCTTTGTTTGATGAAGTTACCTTGGTCGACTAGATTTTGTTGGTCGGAGTTGGTGCGAGATAAAACTAATCTGTTAAACACAGACTCGTGGTCCACTAAGTCCTCTCGGGCTAATGGAATTGGGCTATTGATTTGCTGAGGCTTATCACTAGAGTGAACTGGAAGATAATTAGCCGGAGCAAATTCGGATACTTGGTAATCAATTTCATAGGAATTACCTTCAGTGTCATCTCCATTAAGGTCGCCATCCTTAAACGGGAATATGGTCGGTTTCTTAAGTTCAATAATACCACCGGGTGCGTGAACATTGAGAGCCCCACTGTCTATATCTGTATGAATCAAATCGATAATTCTAGTAGAGCCCGCTACAACTTTACTTACATCCGGTATGGTCTTCTCTACCAACAGTAAGTTGTTATTAGTATTAGCATGGACTAATACATCTGCAGTAGCCGCCTCTGTTTGGAAAGCCGATGTTGTTGCGCTACTAAATGTAATCGTGTTAGTAGCATAGGCTATAGTTGCAGTAATCGAATGGCTTCCGCCTAACTCACCGTTAATTGATATCTCGTCAGCCCTAAGCACGGTGCCATCTGCACCGAATGCCTTCACGCTATTGAGTGTTAATACAGTGCCTCCTCCAGAAATACCTGTAGTGAGTCTGGCTGTAGCCTTGTGCTTAGTTACTTTAGCAAGTGGGTCAATTGCATTATAGTGAACTTGTATGAAAGGAGCATAGTTGTAAGTAGCGAGGCTTGGCACTTCTAGTATCGCAATTCTACTTTCTTTAGAAGGAATGGTGTATTTCCTATCTAGTTTGTTTTTACCTATCAAGCCATCAATCGCTTTAAGTGAAAATAGTTCCAAGTTCAAATCCGAAGAGCCGATTGCTAGTAGCCCTCTTTTATCATCATCGATACCAGTCATTCCATTTTCTACAATAGTGGTAATTTTATCACTAGAAGTTACAGAGTGTATGTGAATAGGACCGTGAGAACTATAGGTAGATATTACAGAGTCAGCGGGCACTTGTGCCTTTATGTTAGAATGCTGCTCTGGGAAAACTGCAACTACTACATCAGAGGTAGCATCGAGTTGCTGCTCTACTTCTAACTGCTGAGGTTCCGGTAAAGTGCCCATGAAGGGGTGGCTTTTGACATGGTTTAGAGTGTGCCTACCTGTGTGCCCAATCAAGAAATTTTGACCCATATTACTAGTAGCAGAATACTTATTGTAATCGTCTAATACAACAGCCATACTCATAGAGAACATCAGGCCATGATTTTCGTATACACTCTCATCAATAATTACCTGACCTTGTCTGTGAGAAAACTGCGTGCCTGTGCCTGCGGACTGATAAGGTGTACCAGAGCCACCATCGACCAGTGCATCGCCGGTAACAAATACTGCTGTAGAAGGAGAGTGACTCATCAAGATTCCACGACGACCGTTAGTAGGACTTCCTCCAAAGTCGATGTGTATAGATTCCACTGTGATGGTACCTGCGCTAGCATCTACAGCCATCAGTCTAACTCGCTCAGGAGATTCGTTGTTGGGCTTTCCTGTAACGCTATCATAACCTAGTGGATTGATTAGCATATTGTAAGGGACCTGAGGAATGTTAACTGTAGTTTTAGAGCCTGAAGTAATCTTGTCTACTTTGTATTGACCTACACTGTAAGGACTTTCTGTGAAATTCATCGCTGTAAGTCCACTTCTACCACTAAGTTGGTCTACTATTGATTGGGCAACTGTAGTACCTACCGATATAACCGATGCAGATGTGCTAGCAGTAAGAGCAGGTAAATCAAGTGTCAATGTAAGAGGAGTAACAGGCTCTTCAAATCTCCAAAAACCAAGAGTATTTTCTGTCTTTACAGGACCATAAGGTGCAGAAGCAGATTGCTTTTCACCTACCGACCAATGTATGGCCTCCATCGTACCTCTATACTCTCCACCTCTTCCACCGAGGAAAATACGAGAGCCGACTAACAGTAATTCTTGCTCTTCGTCAAACTCGTGAGAAGAAACAACATCACCATTTATCAAGAGGGCTAAACGGTTACGGTTGAAAGTCACCACTACATTGAGTAGTTCTCTGTGACCATCATTAAGTGCAGTAATATCATTACTATTGCCGTCTTTTGCCAAGTAAGAATTGTGTATATCAAGCCCTGCTCTTGGGAAAAGTATGCCATCCCAATAAGCCACATCGCCATTAGGGTCATAGACAGGTTGGGCGCTGGATATGTTGTAGACATTCGCTACACCAGAGCCCTTTTTCTGAAGTCGGCACTCAAATGTAGCAGGGGCTGGACTAGAAGGCGAGCCGACACTCAACCGGAACAAGTTCTCGTATTCTATGACTACTCCGCCAGCATCTGGAATAATCCAACTTTCTATTGTAAATGAATTAAGTGACCTTGGAAGTTTACTACGGTTGCTCCCTTCCTCCGATTGCAGAGATACCCTTGTAGGGGGCACTAGCACAGAGTCGCTGATTCCGTTAAATTTCAGTGCATATCCCGGGTCAACCATTAATGTCATGTTTATCAGACTCCTATCACGAAATCGCTAGCGATTAATTTCATATCAAAGTTGTAATGCTTGTTACCAGCATCATACCTTGCGTGGAATGTGACAGGTAAAATTCGCATACCACCCGGGTTACTAACCGGGGTGCGGTCGAGGGTAGCCATTAATGTGTCTGTTGCAGAGCGCAAAAAGTCATAAAAGTCTCTAACGAATTCTTCAGTAGCCCCTAATAAATCCTCAATATCTTCATCAGGGTCACTTTCGTTACCGACCCCACCATAACCCTTACCCAAACTAACCATTTTATCAGAAGCAGGTAGCAAGTTGCCTTCTGATGTCTTAGACGCTGGCGTAACATTACCCGCTGTTAAGAAAAAGTTCCTCGCAACTGGAGTAACATTATCACTAGTAATTAGGCTATCATAAGGTATCTGGATGCCTCTAATTTGGTCCTCGAATTCATCAGCATTAGCAAATATACCGATTAAATCTTGAACTTTATCACCAGCGCTTTTAGAAGTATTAGAGTTTGCAGGTGGACCTTGGTTACTCTGATAATCGAGGCGCTGTCTTAACTGCGATTCTGAAGAAGTGGTTACACCACTTAGAGGTGTAGGAGGCTGATACTTCTGTTTAACAATTAAGATGGAGTCAACTACTGTCACATCGAATGCATCAGCCAAAGTTCTACCACCGTTAGGGTGAATCTTACCGTTAGTTATGACATTAGTAGCAAGCGTAAGTGCATCCTTAACTACAAGTGCTAGTGTTTTAGCAGGGTCGCCATTAGTAGAAAATAACCAAATCCCTCCTATGGGTACATTTACCTTGATGGCACTGTTTACATCGGCACTATCATATGGTGAAACAAGACTAGGGCCATAAGTAGCAGTAGTCAGAGTCGTGCGATTAGAATCATGTTCTTCATCAAATTCTAATACTACAGTGCCAACTAATCCAGTTGGAGTATTATTTGTATCCCTCCAATAATTGGGATAAAATGACAGTTGCTTTTCGTGTATTACGAAAGAATCTGGGTTGATAGGGCTCCAACTATAGTTATATGCTGTTATGTAGACCCTTTCACCCTGTGCTATATCTACAGGGCTACCGGCAATAATTTCGAAGTTTGTTATAGTATTTACACCACCTGATGAAGATACTGAGTATCCTATAATTATACCTACAAATTCACTATTTAGGGTATGTATTTTTCCACCAATGAAATGACTCACTGAATCAGTTTCAAAGTTATAGACATTTATTATAGTGTCACCAACTGTAACTGCATTAACCCTGTGTTTCGGCGCTTCTTTATTACTGGCATAGTTACCTCTAGGATGGATACCAGCGAAGTTAAACACTTCTGCATCACTTATGTCCGAAATCGACAGCGTAGATTCAGATGTTATTGGCAAATCGTCATCGACTAAAACGCCATTAATCTCTATTTCAATCTGGGGCAAGTTCATATCAATTGCCACTCTATCACCGGGGCCCGGGACAGGGAATGCACTGAGTTGCCTTTGCACACTAATGTCCATGGACTCAGCCACTAAAGGTATCACTGTTCGGTCTCCAGAAATAACTCTAATTGGAATAGCCACGATATCACCTCAAACAATAATGTTAGCCGCTATAAACTTCAGACTAAATTCGTATGCTTGCATCTCTGCATCTCTGTGAATCACAAAGTCGCTAACAACACCTTGTATCCCTGACATCCTATGACCTTCTAAACTTGGTCTAAAATATGTAGAAGCATGAGTTAAATTACTAACTGATAATTTGTCATATGGGTTAACGCTACCGTGGGTAACAAAGAAATTTCTTTGAGCCACTTCACCATCCTTATTAGCCATACCTTTAGTAACCAAAGTGTCATAAGGGACCTGTATTCCATGAATGTAATCACCCATATTACCCTCATAGTAGACACTTCGGTTAGCAGCGCCGACTAAACCTGTATAGAGGGCATCAGTGACCCAATGTGCGTTCTCAGCAGGCGCTAGATTTTGGCTGTTACCTAGTATTCCTAAGATGTCCTGTGCTTTATCACCGGAACTCTTGACTTGTTTACCGCGCTGTCCAGAGCCAAACGACTTTACCAAAGGCAAATAATTTTCACTGATATTATGATTAATGGCCCCATCTAACTTTCCAATTTCAGTAGCATGCTTCTGAGTAATATTTACTCTAGCATTGAGGTTATTATCGGTTTTACCTATTGATGTTTCAAATACATAATTTAGTGATAAATTACCATCGGCATCAACCGCTCTGTCACCCAACCATTCTCCAGAAGTAAGAGACTTGGACACCATATAGGCTAGATATTCGGCTGCGTTAGTATAATTACCCGCCCCCGGGTCAATAGGTGAGCCATCAGCATGATTGCCGGGGTCTTCATAATCGGTAATATGCTTAACCGGAATGACAAAGCAAGGCCTAGATTGACTTGATGAGGTATGCGTCAAGTTAGTATTCTTAGCAATTGTCACTTCAAGCGGGTCGGTAAAACTAGTTACCGGCGAATTGACAATAATTTCTGTAGCAGTAACACTTGTCACTTGATGTTTACCATAAGAAATTCCAGCGAAAGAATCCTCTAGGATTATTTCAAACATATTATCGCTTGTTTCAAAGTAAGACAAAGGATTACCATCAACTTGTATAGCCCAACCCACACTAGGAACAAATGCAACTGAAGTAGCCCGTAAACCTGTTTGGCGATTTCTATTGACATAACCATAAGGCTCAACTGCAGATGGCTTACGGTCATTATCAAACACAAACCTTACGCTAGAGTTAGAGTACTTAGTGTCCTTATAGGGGTGACCTGATTTGAGAGAGATATTATACTTGGCACTCAAGTAACCTTCTACTTTCTGGATTTCTTCTAGGGAAAGGGCCCTATTGTAAATTAATATCTCTAATACATCACCTTCTAATTCAGCGGAACCATAGTCGCCTATACCATCAACATCTGAGCCTGTATTAGGTGAATAACTAAAGCCAGTATCCCTGTCTTTTTGGTCACCATTCACATAAAGTGTAACTTGGTCTGATTCACCATCACCAGTGGTGTCTTGTATATGCCCTGTAACAATGTAGTTTCTGTGAGTCTTAACAAAATTGTTGGCGGTCCTAACTGCGTTAAAAGAACCATTATCTTTAGCGTACCAAAAAGCAATTCTGTCAACATTCATTTCATAATATATATTGTAACCTCTATTCGGGCTCGATTGGCGAGAAGCAATTACAGTGTTATACAAGTTACTGTCGACATTTATATCATTGACAGCAAAAATTGTCATTTGTTCACTATTCAAATTTGAGTTATAAGGTATAACCAGTCTATCGTTGATACCATCAAATCTAATGATAGGCTTACCATTCGGTCCACTTTCAAAAAACTTAGGTTGCTTAGTTGGGTCACTCTGCACAGCGTCATTACCGTGACCACTTGAATCGGGCCAAGAGGATACAGAGTCAGCATGACTAAGCGTTGAACTTAGGCTATCAGATTTCAACCATAATCTCAAACCATCAGTGATAGGAGTAGTTATGTCATTTTTATTTTCAACCCAATAGGCTACAGGGAGGTCAATGTATTTATCATGCATCATATAGAGACCTGTATCTATATCGGCTGTAAGGCCCCCACCTTGCACTGAGCCTTGGAAACCATTGAACCAACTCATCAGTCCTCCACCAAAGACTGTACCAGTAGGCTTTTTGTCAGCCGGTATGTCTATAGTTTGCGATTGGTCAAAGTCAATGTAGCCAGTAGACTTTATCTTGGCTTCTTGTCCCTCTTCATTGGTAAATACACCTTGTATTTCGAAACCTACCATAGCCTGATTTAAGTCAACTCCTACTTTACGGGCTTGTAGAAGTGGTATTGCAAAGTTAGACTGGACCTTGTCCACGAAGATGTCAATAGAAGTGGCATCCAATTCAATGGTCTCGCCATTTTCCTTGACCAATCTTACAGGTACTCGCTCTACCAAATTATACACCTCTACTAAATCCAGTATTATTCAATCCGCCACCAATCTTAGCCTTGAGTTCTTTAGATACCATTTCGCTAATTTCTTTGGCAAGTGCACGCTTGTCAGTCTTATCGGTAACACCACTTACATCTATCCTTAGTGTTTGTATAGTTACATTTTGACTAGGGCCTTCACCTGCCATAGTGGCTCTATCAGCAACACGATTAGCAAAGTTAGACCTATTATTCCTGTTGTTCTCTAGGCTTCCCCTTACTTCTTCTATAGATTCATCTAAAGGATTTTGAGTAACCTGCCTACTAAGACCTTTAAGTGAATCTACTAACTCTTGTGTTCTAACTCCACCCATTGCCATAGCCTTGTTGAAGTCAACCATTTGCTGCTTTAATTGGACCATAGTGCCCTGTGCGGACTCAGCATATTCACTGAAATCTTTCATGGCCCTAGCGGACCTTGGGTCAAAGTCTTCGTCTACCATCAATCTGCCTCCAGTGGGGGCACGAAGTCATACCCCAAGTAAACTGTGTTCCCTGAGGGCTCTTCTTGCTCTTGCATAGCCTGTGCCCAAGACAATAACTGCTTTGCATCATCGACTGACAAATTTCTCACTTCCTGTAATCCCATGCTATAGTGTGTCATTAGAAGGTATTCCATCCCTTCGCGTTTGTACCGAAGCCTGTCGGTAACTGCTTTTCCGTTGATGAAGTGTTTGATTTGGCCGACTTCGGCTCCCGAAAAAGTAACCATTCCATCACCTCGTTGGGGCTTGGTAAAATAGAAGCAAGGGCTTTTCCTTCTTCAGGAGTTAAACTTTCCACATCGAAGTAATCATCATAAAATAACCAATTTATGAAAGCATGTCGCCAGTAATCAGAAAAGTCCACGGTACCACTCATCAGCAAAGGAGCCACTGCTTGGACATCGAAGAATGTCAAGGGCTTTGCTGATATCTCATGAAGTAATCCGTTTATTTCAATTTCAATACTATTCTTCTTCTCCTGTGACATACTTACTCACTTCTTTATCATCGGATGCAGCCGAATCTTCGGGGGCATCCTCCAGTGCAAGGTGGGCGAACGGGTCATCGCTGGCCTTACCTGCTTCTGGGTCAAAGAGGTACTCTCCGCCCTCTTCCTCTTCCTCTTCGATGGGAGCCACAAATGTAGTGTAGGAAGGTTGGATAGGTTCCCAGACTTTTAATGGCATATTATCTCCTCAACAATGGAATAGTGTATCTTCACTTACAACTTTGATATTGCGTGGATGCAGCATGACTTTAGTCCTCAGTAGACCTTTGTCATCTGGCACTGGAATAGGGGCCTCAGTAATAATATAGTCGTCCATAAGTATTCTGAGAGACTGAGGGAATGTGCCACTACCGGTCGTTGGCTTAGTGAAGTATAGATGAATCAAGTTACCATCATCACCTACAGTCCCACTCTTTTCAAGATGGCTTCTGAGTTCGTGCCAAAGTAACGGGTCTGTAAGTACCAAATCAAGTTCTAGTTCGTATTCTTCACGACCCTCACGAATAATGCTTGCATTACGGGTACCGCCCCAAGGAACTTGCTTTGTGCTGCGATTATTGGAATCTACTGCTTCAGGCACCGGGTTACTTTGGATAGTATGATACAATTCTACGCCAGTTTTACCCCTCAATTCAAAGCCTGTGATAAATCCAATAGAATCACCAAATGCCTCTATACTACCATTGTAAAACATAAACGGCTTTTCGCTGCACTTGGCGATACCGCTAGCCTTCCTACCCTTAGCGTCAGTAGCGATGTTTTGGAACATACGGTGAGAAGTATAGCGGTCACCCTTTGTGGTTTCTAAGCGACCGGTATCAGTATAGCAAGAAAGTGCATTAAAGATGCATCTGTATTTTAATTCAGCATCGACTGTAGAAGAAATTTCCCACTCTACTATTTTACAGCCACGGAACACTCTTGTCAACTGCTTAGAATCTGTAGATGAGGCGGGAGTAGGCCCACCTTCTTGACTATGAGAGCCAACATCTCTAGTTCTAATGCTATGCTCTATACAGAAAGATGGGATGGTATCAGAAGAATAAAGGAGTTTTCTGACAGGGTTAGTAATGAAATTGTTATCACCGATATGCGGACTATTGTTAGTAGCATCATTTTCATAGCGGTGCAAAGTAACTGAGTCGGCATCTGTATGAGCAAAAGACCAAGGGTCATCTACAAAGAAACGATATCCTGTCGTCAGTGCTTGGATAGCAGTGACTCTTCTAATTTCACTAGTCTCGGCATACTCAAAGTGCTGAGTGTCATCTGTTAAACTACTGAGAGTTGCTGGCCAATACTTATTATCTGACTGGTCAACATTTTTGTAAGTCGTAACAGGAGCAGTAGTGCTATCTCTAATCATCAAATAGTCTCCGGGTACAATGGTTTGTCCCCCGAGCAAATTACCACCTAAATCGACATAGACTTGTCCCGGCTCAACAGTTGTGCCACTCTTAATGGTGCCTGCAGCCCAAGCGCTAGCAAGACTTTGCCTGTCAACTGTTTCTCTACCAAGAGAGTAGTAAAGCCACCTAGGGCTATGCAATGGCATTTCAAGGGCACCACCAGTATGATGAACACGACCTGTCTGCTGTACAGCCACTTGGCGACCCAGCCCTACTACATGATAGCGATGTAGTTCTACCTTAGTATCGGGTAAGGTCATGAAACTAGCAAGTCCAATAAATTGGTCTATGTTACTACTTTCCTTGGATACATCTGCACTGGCATTAAGTGCCACGGATGTTCCACTTTTGATTGTGGGTAATCCGACAGAGAAGATATTTATCCCGTCACCATCTCCACTAGCAAGAGTCGTTACGCCATTTAACTTGGGTACAATCTTAAGAACAGTCTTTCCACCAGTTAAAGTGTGGTCAACGATAGTATGTATTTTACCATTGGTACCATCATAATAGTGTATAATGAAATTGTTACCACTAGAGTCAGCATTCTGAAATGCCATCTTGGTACCAATCAACATACCAATTGGTATCTTTAATACAGGAGTAGCATCTTCAAAGATAGCATTATCGCCTAATGAAGCAGTCCCTTCAAAAGTGATGGTAGTATAATCTGGAGTAGATGCTGAATTAGTCGCAGTCCATGTGCGCTGTGTTGAATTACTTTGAATCCAAAGTCCAGTCTCATGGCCCATTGTGACCTCTGAGACATCACCCTTGTAGACTGTACCTACACTCATGCTATCAACTCCGCTAGTATGACTACCTCTACTTGGAATGTGTGCCTAAACAGTTTTTTAGTTCTGTCAGATAAATCTGTCCTTGTTTTAAAGACAAGCCTGTCGAAGTTTGCACCATCGCCTTTGCGCTTAGTGTGGATTAATCGCCTGATTTCATCCTCCATTTTACGCAATCTGGAACGCCCTCTAACTGTCCTAGCATCAACTGTGATATTAATGCGAGTGGTTACATAGTTGTAAAACAAGTCAGGAACTTCTTCGTTATGTGCAGTTTCGTAAACTAAAATAAAGTCACTTCTTTGAAGGTCTAAGCGCTTACCACGCTCTGGACCTTCGGAAGCGACATCAAGTATCACTGGCATGATGTTATCGGTATTCGCACGGTTCCAACCCTTGAGGACATCGATTACTGATTCGAGTGCTTCTTTGGGTACAGATGTCATGTTAAAACCTCAAGCGAATACTATAATCTCCTTGTATCGAGAAAGAATCTTCTCTGCGTCATTCCTCCATAACTGAATCTTGGAACCAAGGTCTACATTCTGCGTACCTTCTGGAATAAGCACAGAGCGGTCATCAGCCATCAATAACTCAACTGCTACCATTTTAGTAGCAACTTCTTCTATGGCCTTCTCAAGATACCTTTCGCCATATATGTAAGATACTTTGATTGCATTCCACTCAAAGTAAGGATAGGAATTGTTGAAGTAAATGATACCCATCTCGTGGTCCATCCACCAATCTCGTCTACGGGCTTGGTCTCCACCTGCACCAGAAAAGGCACCAATATCAGTTTTGAAATAATACTGACTTACTGTGCTAATACTATTGTTCAATAAACTGATAGAAGCACCACTAACACTTGCTATTCCACCAAAATAATTACTTCCCTTAGTGGTATAAGAATAAACATTTGTGGCTTCCCCATTGACAACCATAAGGAAACCTTTGGAAGGGAAACCATCAGTAGATTCGACATAGAGTGTACTGCTTTCCAAGATAGTCTGATAATGTAATTGACCTACATGACTAGAGGTGTCGCTCAATCGTATATCGTCGCCAACATAACTAGCAAATGTACCGACAGCAGTGCCTGCTGAATCATAAATGGTTTCACCTGCAGTATATGTATGCCCGCCAACTAGTATACCTCCACCAGTAACCTCTGTGTCAAAGTAAGCCCTATTGTAAAGTTTAGCACCGGCTGTTAACTTACTAACTGGTGCAGAAAAACTAAGGTAACGAGTAGCCCCATCAGAAGCCGCTGTTACAGTTCCATAAACCGCACCAGAAGCATCGTAAATAGGAGAAGAATCACCACTAGCCAAATATCCACCATTGGCTATAGGATTTTTACCAGAAGTATCCAAATCTACTCTTTTGAAATCATGAATTGCAGTACCGATTGAAGGCCGAGCATCCGAAGGGATTGCTCCTTCAAAATAAATTTGATAAGCCCCTGCACCGCCTCCAAACAAAGCAATTATTCCCATACTGTTACCATCGGGTGTAAATACTTCCTGTCCCACAGTAAATACAGTCGCAGGGTCATTTGCTGCACTGTCAAGTATGATTCTAGTATAACCTGATAGATAATTACCAATTGTCAATGTAGCGTCAGGTGCGGGATAAGATAAGACTGTCACTCCATTATCAAGAGAAGACCAACCACTATGACTGTTATTATATCTGGTCTTAGTACTCCTTTCACCATATTGTGACATAGATAAATTGGTCAAATCAGTCGCTGCTATTTGTAGAGCCTCGCCACCTTTGGTTTGCCTTTTACTGGTAAGTTTGACTTTACCATTACCATAATCAGAGTTAGCGGTCGCTAATACTTCGTCATGGACAGCAATGTTTGATGATGAACCTTCCAAAGTAAACGATGGGCTAAATTCAACACTTGCTTTGCTTACCCTGTCTTCTTTATTGATAAGGTCCGCTAGATTTTGCGCAGTTGAAACCCTATCGAAATCGGCTCTCCACTTTGTTGACTCAGTGCCAACTTCTAATGTAGCAATAGAGCCATTACCAAGAGTGAGATAGATTGAGTCGCCGCTTAATCCAGCATGGTCGACGACCTCTAACCTCACTTCTGCACCAGCAAGTTCTCTATAATCGTCACCTTGCCATACCTCAAGGCGCAGAATTTGCTGAACATTCCTAAACAAAAGTGGAGATGTACCAACATAGTCTGTATAGTATCGTCTTCTGTAAGGCTTGTATGTATCGAAGTTAATGTATTCGGCCATGACCGCACTGGGTCTCCAAGCATTGTGAGTAAGATTGTCAATTTTATCTTGAACTTCCTTTATCCTCTGCTCGACATGGTCCCTAGTAACCCCACGGGTCTTACCATTGGTAAATGAAGCCTGATTCTGAACATAGGTGTTTAGTGCAACTGTATAGTCAGCATTAGTCTTACCTGCAGGGAATGTATCATCGAATACTAGTTTTACACCTGAAGAACTGGATTCAATAGAATCTACTGTTATAGTGAAACCCATTGGGTCGTTATCACTGTAAATGGTTACTGAATCTCCTACTGTAAAGCCATGGTCACGATAGTCTGCACCAGTAACATAGACACCATCAGTAGCCGTATCAGTCTTAATCAATACGGCTTCACCGGGTCCTATACCTAAAAGGTCAGCCACTTTTTGGGCTGTAGTATAGACAATTGCTTCTGGGTCAAGAGGTCTTGTTTCAGCCTCGCCGGGTGAGAATACTGCTGGCATTGTTCATCCCCTCACCTGACCGTAAAGTGTACCTCACAATAACCCTATTGATACATCCTAGTCAAAACAGCCTTCAACATTTCATCACCATTGTATGGGTTGTAAAGGCCCATAGACTGCTGGATTGTATCATCTTCCCTTGGTGGTGCTGGTGGCTTATCAGCCATTGGAATAAGTGGGACATCAGGTGCACCTGCTACTGGGGCGGCGGCACCTCCGAATTCTGGTAACGGCATATCGCCCCTTGGTACTTCATCTACAGGAATGTGCTCAGCACTTTCTTCAGGAGCATCTTCTTCCTCTGGCTCTGCTGGAGCCTCAGTCATCATAGGAATTTCCTCTGCTGCTGGTGCTTCTGCCTCTTGCTTTTCTGGAGTAATAGTTGCATCCTCAGTCAGAGGAGTAGGTTGCGATTTAGGAGCCTCGCCGTGAGCAGGGACATTAGTGTAGTCTGAAGTAGTAGCGGCCTGTAAAGCAGCCATTTCTTCTTCACTGATTGCTAGTGGGTCCTCGTCTATCATACCCATTCGCTCTAACACTTCATCACGAGTTGCACCCCAGTCTTCCGCTGGGATAATACCCATAGGGTCTAATGGAACTTTTTCTTTGTAGTCGGGTTCTGGAGGGTCTAGTGTTTGTACTGCTGGACTTGTTTCGAATGCTTCTGGAACAGAATACTTCTCTTCGGCCTCGTTCTCTGCTCTTATATCTTCAACTGCTTGGTCAGGATTAATTCCTAGTTTTAACTTACCCGCAAATCGAGATGCAAAGGAGTCTTCTCCAGTATCACCAGCATCATATTGCATACCTGCTTTACGGGCCCAAACTTCCAGTTTCTTACGAGTTCTCTCTCTTTCTGATATTTCTGGAGTAATAGCGTCGATTGCGGCTTGCCTAGCCTGCTGTGCAGATAGACCTGCTTTACCTTGGCTTTCCATCTGTGCCCTCAGTGCAGCAAGTTCGTTAGCACGGGCTTGAGTAGCACCTCTGTTGTGAGTCAAACCAAATCTTCCTAACTGATTATCTTCAATTCGCTTATCGATATCTGCCAGTAACTTTTGAGCCTCGCCCACCTCTATTTCACCAGCCTCAAGTCTAGCGTTAACATCTTCACGCTCTTGCAAGGCCTCACCGTGTTGTCGGACATTTTCTTTGATTTCTTCAGCAAGAAGTTCAGTAACAAGTCTTTTCTCCCTTGCCTTCTGCTCTTGGACTGCTCTCTTACCTTCTTCGGTAAGTTGACGGGTGCCGCCTCTACCAGAGCCAGTTACGGCTGCTGCCCTAAGCCTGCGTTCCATCTCTTTCTTTCGCTCTGCAGCCTTCCCTGCCCTTCTAGTAGCCTGTTCACCAGAAGTCATTGTAGTCTCTTTAACGCCACCAGATGGTAGCCTGCGCCTAATCTTCTTCTCCTCTTCAGTCAAAGAAGTCGGCATGTCGGCAGCCTGAGATAGAGAGCGATATCGTTCATCGATTTCTCCTGTCTCAGGGTCCCAGCCTTCGCCTCTCTTAGGTGCAGTAGACCTGATATTAATTTCAGGAACCATCTCAAACATAGGCTTTCCAGTTTCTGGGTCAATCTTTTGCTCGCCAGTTGCTGGGTCAAGGATTGGGTCTCCTTGCACTAGATTGGTCGTACCTTGCTCTGTCTTAGGGTCTCCGCCTCCGACTTGTCTACCAAACTTAACACGAGTGCCACCTCTAATCTTCTGAGAGGCTTTTCCTTCATACGCAATATCCCTTGCCGTATTCCAATCTTTATCATACATTTGCCTTGCAAGGTCAATGGCACTGATTACATTACCCTCTTCGTCATGATACATCTCAGGGTGTTCTACTAATTCGTCCAATTGACGACCTAGTCTTTCATCACGGCGCTGGACCTTAACTTGCCTCTTTTGCGCAAGGGCCTCGTTAATTGCATCGATTTGTGCTTGACCTTCTTCTGGAGTAATTTCTTTAGACTTTACCTTTTCACGAATAGCCTCACGCTCTGCTTTGGCCTGTGCTCTATGTCCGGGTTTGCGCTCTGGCTCTGCTGGAGGTGCACTAGGCCTTGCTGTTCCGGCCCTGAGAGAAGCCATCGCTGACTCCATAACAGATTTCTGCTGGTCAGGAGTCATATTCATAGTAGCACGCCTGAGCATATAGTTCAGTAATTGCTCCCTTTCTCCTTCTTCAGGAGGATGGCCTGCTGCTCTACGCTGTGCTAACCTCTCTTCGACCCGAGGGCTAATGACTTCATCGACCCAAGCATCATATATTGCATTATTAGCCATATTATGGCCGTAAAGTTGATTCAATTCTTCAGCGAATCCGAATTGAGATAACAATCGCTGAGCAGCCATTTGTTGCTCTTTATTAGCACCTGCGGTTTCTCCGCCTTCTTTCTTATGTTCCCCAAGCATCATTTCTGCTCGTTGTCTAGCCAAAGATTCATGCTTGGAGTCTTTTGGTTGATGTCGAACGGATGTTAGTTCGGTATACTTTTCTGGTTCAATTCCCAATGGTTCGGCTGGAGTCACTGAAGGTGCAGGTTCGGGAGAAGGTGTAGGTTTAAATTGAGGAACAGAGCCTGCTTCTCTAGTAGGCCCTATGTCTCTGGGATTTACCTTTTGTTGTGAAACAAACTTTTCGTCTGGTTGTTCCCCTTCCTTTAGGCCCGATAAATGCTCTTGTCGCCTTTGTGATACTAAACTACGAAGTCTGTTACCTTCAGTTTGCTCAGCAAGCAATCTATCTCTATCGTCTTTACGCTTCTTAGCACCAGATGAAATGACTTTAGTTCTTTTCGGTTCCTTAGCCTTTAGGATTCTGATGCGAGCCATTAGTCTTGCCTCCTACTGAGATTGTATTCCATTTGTCGTCCACAAGTTCTGCAGTTGTCTACCCAACAAAAGTAGAGCATACCACAATGTTTGCATCGAGTGCCAGACCCGATGTTAACAACATCACCGACTGTGGACTTGTGACGGTTGCGTTGTTTGAGTGTGATGCCTTGGAGCGGATTGTTCTCGTTTAATACGGAACCTGCCCCATAGGACTCGGCTAATCGAACTCCTCTCTTCTGAAGGCGTTCGATGTCATCCAAACCGAGATTAGAGTTAGACTTCATCTATACACCTCAGGATGTGAATACGGTATAGACACTGAGTCCTCTAACGATTTGGTGGGTAACTGTGATAACAGTCTTACCTGACATGTATGTGTCAAGTTCACTTTCTATGTTCGCTTGAGTCTCCGCCGGGGCAAACTCAAACACCTTTGCTGCATTGGCCATGGTTAGTCACCTAGTATCTTGAATATAAATTGTGGGGAGCCTCCCCGAAGGCCGAAGCCCTCGAAGAGGCCAAATCGAGCAATGCTCGTATTCATTACTGCTGAGATATTATCTATCTTCAAGAGCGTGGGCCCATTACTGCCCATGTACCGCCTTCGCCTACTTCTACTGCAAGGAACTTAACTGTTGTTCCATCGATAGTGAAATCAATTAAGCCTGTAGCAGCAGGATGACTCGCAAGTACATTGGCAAGTTTGATTTCTGCTAATAGTGCAGACAAATCCAAATCGCCAGTCGGTGTAGCCGCAGCATCATCAGTAAATGTTCCAGTGTACATAATCAGATTACCAACTACTGTTGGTCTTGGGTCAGTTGTAAAAGTTACAGTCATATTTCTTCATCTCCGTTATTTTCGTCCTCGATTGTCTCGACCTCTTCAGGTTCAGCGACTTCTTCTGCAGAGGGCTCCACAGGGGCCTCCTCGACTGGGGCAGGCTCTGGGTTCAGAACCTTGCCAACCAGACCGAGAAGGGCACCCTTGGTAGCATACTTGGTTGGGGCAGACCCACGCTCAGCAAGCCAAGCGGTGATGTCTTTCTTTGTCCAACCAGAATCCGGTAAACCATCTCCGTCGTCGACAGAGCCGACCACGAATGTGGAATACCTTCCCGCATATTCGTCAATCCATTCCTGAGAGACTTCGACAGGGCGACCTCGGCGGACTGTGATGCCGAGAGATTCGACAAACACAGACCTGTGAGGCCCACCTACGAGAGTCACCTTAGGCATCCTTGGACACCTCACTGTAGGTCACGGATACAGCCTTGTGCACCGAAGAAAGTAGCCCATACTTCACCGAGGGTTCGGTATAGTCCTTCCTGACCTAGTCTGTTAATTGCGAATGGGTCACCAGTCTCAATACCACTTTCGAAGTATTGCGTTGGGATACCAGTGCTAAAGTAGACATAGTCTGTGTCCAAGACATACATTCTGCTTAGTGTGTCAGTTGCTCCGACTGCTCCAATGTCCTTAGATGGGATGATTGGAACACCGTTGTAGGTTGCTACAATGAATCCAGCCTCAACACCCGGAACACCCTTTACACCGTTAAAGGTAGGTACTACACGCTTCTCTTCCATGAACCTCTGTTGGCTCTGTAGGAGTTGCTGTAGACGGGTTAGAGTGTCATATCCAGTTAGGATAACCTTAGGTGAACCACCACGCTTCCAGACACGCTGGAAAACATCGTCTAGTTGGTCTAGTGCTAGAGTGCGGTTAACTGCTGCTGCGCTTCCGTCTGAACCAGTGTTAGCCTCTGCAGAGTGGAAGTCAGCACTGCCGTCACGAGTGATTCCGTAGATGTCGTGGTCAGTGATTGCGCTCACAGTAGTAGAGGTAGTGTTCATGGTGTCAGGGTCAGAAGTGATTCTGTCAAGAGATTCTAGGTCATCACCTGCTAATGTGTCAACATCGCCTACTAGCATTCTGTTGATGTGCTCAGCGTGGTGCTTACCCATTTCTTCTTTCAAGACAGCACGGACATCTCCTAGACCATCATCTTTGTCAGCAAGGAACATTGCAACTTCAGACATGTCGAAGGTGTGTGCAACGGTCTTTGGCTTGGTGCTAACTTCAAGGAAAGTTGGCTTGATGGTGTCAGGTAGAACGCCGTTCTCTGCAGTGCCACCGCCAGTACCGAAGGTAGGCTTTGCAGTGACCAAACGCCATCCAGAGCGGTCCCATGGTTTCTTAGGAAGAATGCTAAATGCATTAAATTCCTGATTCAGTTGACTCCATACCTTTCGACCGTAGATAGCCTGATAGGTACCGGTAGTTGTGCTTAGCAATGGTGCGTCAGCCTTTAGAAGTTCGCTTCCGCTGTAGGAATATCCCATTGCGGTGCCTGCTCCGTAGTAGTAGCGCTCCATATCTTGTACAGTTCTCATATAATTTCGTGCCATATTTCATTCCTCCATTTAATTCCATACGCTCCCAGCAAGGTTGTGGACTTCGTCCCACGACATACTTGCAAGGTCCTCTGTTGATGGAATTTCAACATTGGACTGAGTTTCCGACTTGCGGATAGTGGTGGAGTTGTCTGGAGATGCTGATGCAATCTCCTCAATTCGTGCCGAGAGAGCCTCTAGGGACTTCTCGATAGTAGACAATGGTGAGCGAGCATCGAATGCTGCTGCTGCCTTTGCATCTGCTTCTGCAGTTAGTTCCTTTTGTAGGCGCTCTGCGAAGACATCGTTTAGGCTTGACTTGAAGCGTTGCTCCAATGCCGCTGCCTTGTAAACTTCGTATCCAGCCTCAATATCTGCTGCTGTTACATCGTTAGGGTTTAGGTAGCCTTTTGCTACTTTGCCCTTAGCGTTCAGTCTTTCCAATGCACCTGCTGAAGGGTTACCTGCTTCGTGACCGCCACCTGTGGATTGGCCACGGAAGTAAGTTGCTCCGTCTACAGTTTCTGGGTTGTCAAAGCCACCAAGTTGGGCTTTATTCATCTGGTCGAAGTGCGCACGAGCACCATCTGTGTCAACACCTGCGGATTTGAGAGTACTCTCCATCCAGTTCAGGTAGTCGCTTGAGATAGTATCTGCGTATGCACCATCAGCCTTCGCTGCTATGTCAAGGTCTTCGTTCATATCTTCGTCCTCCTGTTCTTCGTCGTCCTCACATTCCTCTTCTTCGTCCATGAAGGCCTTTTTAGGGTCTTCAGTGTCTGCTTCTTCCTCTTCAGACTTCAAGACTAATGCCTCTTCATCTGCCTTTTCCAAAGCATCTAGCCTACCATTTAGGCGGTCTAGGACTCCCGAGAGTTCGGAGAGCGTATCATTTTCGTTGTTCATATTTGTGTCCTCCTTCAAAATTCTGAAGGTTGCTTCAGGGTTGATACCCTTTTCACAAATGGTCACTTCATGTAGTTCTAGTTTAGAAATCTCGGTGTAATCACCGTGCTTCTGGTCGGATTTGTTAACACGCTTGAAAGCCTGTCCTCCGATACTAAAACCAGTTAGGTTACCCTTGCGAATTTCACTGGCAACTTCTCTTGCCTTCTCAATGTCATCTCTCAATTGGATGACTACGAACATACCTGCGTCATCTACTCCAGATTTCCACAGTCGTCCATCACTGTCAGTGTAAGATGGTATTACTTCACCGACTTGTATATTGGAATGTGCTAGTTGTACATTCCTGTAGTTTGCTGCTTTCATGAAGTCACCAAATGCATTCTTCAGAGCAGAGCGAGTAATGAGGTCACCTTGCTTGTCTACCATCTCTACAGATGCATATCCCGCTATAACAAGGTCGTTACTACTCTTTAGGAGAGAGATACCTGCAGGGTTGGATGCCCTGAGTGCTCCAGCAGTAACCATTGAAGGGTGTTACTTGACTCATACTATTTAATGAGTTTTGAATGTAGCAGAGTCTTGAGTGACAGTCAATACCCCCTCTGGAGTAGCCACAACACCATGGTCTATAGAGACTGAGTCATGCGGTTCTTCCTCTTCTTTTTCGGGGTCTTCTCCGGGTCTATGGCGATTATCGAAGTCTGGCATGGTACTATCGTCACGAAGACTAGTCGGTCCAGTTGGCGACTCTATAGGAGTTGCATAGTCAATACCAAGTCCTTGTGTACCACTACTTGCATGACCTACTGCACCTACCCCACTTTTGAGGAGTTTCTCTATCAAAGTAAAGCCCTTTACTAACACTCTACCGTAATCTTTGTCACCCCAGTAATCAGTACCTTTGACTTTCTTAGGCTCAATTAATGGCTTAGCATCACCTTCAGATTCATGCACTTCAGCCTTATGTTCATCTTCAGACATCTCAAGGCCTGCTTTGAGCATAACTCCAACCACTGGAGACCAGTAAGGACGCTGACTTTCACTAAGTCTGATTAGATAGTCGTTATCAGCCCTAGGGCTGTGTATCGCCCAACCTTCGTCGGTAGGAGTAGTGCGATAACTGATGTCACCTACAGAGAATGTAATGTTAAGTCTCTCTCCCTTTCTAGTAATTTCGTGAGGCCATATATCACTAGACTTAGAAAGCATACCAAGGGTTTCAGCACTACTGATACCTTCGCCTTCAGCATCATCTGTGATATCTCCACCATTGATAGTGTATACTTTATGGCCATCAGATTGCTCTGTCTGAGTAACGCTATCTACATTGACTTGAACTATGTCACCCTTTTCGTATTTCTTATCAGTGCTGAAAATAGTACCAACATCCATGTAATGCTCCCCATCAAATTCAACTGCCCTATCACCTATTTCTTCAAAGTTGGTGATTGGGCCAGTCCCTAATTGGTAAGTGTAAGGGCCCTTACCTTTGCAATCTAAAACAATGAGGTTGACATCTGAACCCTTCTCAAGAACTACCCACTTAGGGTGGCGATGTTCGCCTTTAATGTAAGTAGAATTAGCATCTCTCAATAGTAACCTATCATGCTCCTTTGAAAGATTATTAACAGCAACTTCAAGTCCAGCGTCGTCAGTTAACCTAGTGTTGTGCGCAGCAGGTAACAATACCTTCTCATGACTTTCCATAGCACCCCTTAGAATCTTCATTCGCTCTATGATGTTCATGTCATGCACACCCTTACCGTCATATTCGATAAGGTCCAAAACATGGCACTCATCACCTACACATACAGTATCGATGAGGAAATCCTTCTTACTAATCTTGAGCAGGGATTCTTTGTTTTCATCAGTAAGTAGTGACTTCTCACCCTTGACAGCAGACCATGACTTAACATCATCACCTTTGCGCTCTACAAAATGGCGACTGCCACGAGGCCAAGCAGTTACCATCCAGTCACCAGTGAATCCTCTTAGGTGTTCAAGGTCATCGAGTTCAAAAATTCTATGCATTGGCTGCAAGAAAGGCATTCCTTCTGCAGACTTGTATAGTATATCTGGGTTAGTTAATGACGCAAGTAGTGTCGGTCCATCTGACATTTGTATTATTGGTCGTATGCTCATGCTGTGTCCTCCTCGTTGTATTCTAAAGTAAGCGCCTCTGCGTTGTTCATCCATTGTGTCTTCATTATGCGGCCCCATCAAGGGTAATATTTCAGGTAAGACTGCACTAACATCTTCTTTAGACCAATTAGGGACAACAATTGACTTTGATTGCGGCAATCTGACAAAGTGATGCGAGCCATCTGAATCAACCGCCACATGTAAATCTGTATCAAACTTGTGCCCACCGTGCGCACCAAGTCCCTTAGATGAGAAGTGACTGGTAATGCCGTAGCCATTAGGACCACTAGCACCACCCACTGGAACTTCCCCAAACTTGTAATCGTGATACCGCTTATTCGTTGCTTTATCACCAAAAGGAGCGCTGATTAAATAAGAGCCAAGCCTTTGCTCTTTGAGGTATCTTGCGATTTCATCTCTCTCTTCACCTTTAGGCTTAGATGTAACTTGCCTACCTACAGTATGAGTGCTCTCTTTAGGCTTTTCAGGGTCTTTACTATCAGCATGTACCCAACCTAAACCTAATTGGTTCTGAAGATTCTTTATTCCTTTAGATTCCCTAGCGACATAGTCATGGTTAAACTCACGCACCAAAGTGTCATAGTATACTTCCCTGTCCTCATCGGGTAAGCCTTCCAACATTTGATTAATGTTCATAACCCTGAATATATCATTTTTATCAAGGCCAAACCTATCACTAATTTTAGTCATATGATTTCTCATTCGCTCAACCAATCTTCGATTATGCTGATATTCCTTTGCTCTTTCTTGACCAGCAGACCACTCCTCTTTGATTTCGTTGGCTTCTTGCCCTAACTCCATGGCGCGTTCTCGACTAGGTGCTCTGGATATTCTGCGCCTATAATCATTATATTCTCCCTTTAATTCATCCAATTGTTGTAAAAACATCACATACGGTAAGCCATCTAAAGTGTCCATACCTAACTTAGACATAATTCCTTCCGGTTCCATATCTAGGCTTATGTGGTCACCATTGCCATGTACAAAGTCCTTAGCAGCGCTATGAATTGCTTGCATATCTTCACTGATAGGGCGGTCAACCATAGTGTGAGAATTACCCATAGTAGTATAACCACTACCAGTCGGCATACGATTTGCCTTAACTTCGGCCGCTCTGAGAAGACTGAACGCTCTTGCTTTAGATAATTCGATATTAGTAGGGTCAAACAGAGGACCATGCTGTGCTTCGTAATCCTGTCTCAGTTTGGCAGCGATATCTCTGACAACCATTGCATCATGATGTTGTTTGGTTTTGCGCATTTCATCATGCTTGGAGTCTTTAGGTATACCGAACTTTTTCATAAATTCCGATTTCATATCTTCCCTGTCTTGCTTCTCTTCCATAAGGGCATGTGCCTTATCCTCGTCACCTTCTTCTTGTGCAAGATGAATATCATGAATCAAATCCTCTATATCATTGTTAATGAATTCCAATTCCTTTAACTCCTGTGGTCCAACTTTACCACTCAGGAAACCAAATTCTGCAGGCAGTTGCGGAGCATCTCCAATAGTATTATCTTGAGCATTCAAAGGAGCCCTAGCAAGTCCTCTTTCCGCTATCTTTCTTTGTATAGCGGCAGAAGAGCGTAATCGCTTATTTTCAGACCGAGTTAATCTAGTAATAAATTTACCATATTCTCGACGACTAGCGGGTAGATATGTATCGTCTTTTCCTCTAACCTTACTTAATGCTAAAGATGCAGGGGTTCTGGGGTGAATAGTACCATCTGGTGTACGAAGACCAGCATTTATTTCTCTAAGTAAACGGTTGTTAGTAGCAGAAGAATGTGACGACATTGCCGGATTTTTGGCACCTGCTACCCCTTTACCGGCATGGATTTGTCTGTTATGGTCATTGAGTACATCTACAGGGCCAATTCTGAATTGCAAATCCTTATACTTCTCTTGATAGATTTCTTCTTCCCGTACTCTACCATCTTCGCCAATTGCTCTCTTGTGGGTCCTAGGCCTTTTACCTATATTTATTATAGTATCTTTCTCCTTCCTTGGGTCTCTTCTTACTTCTATACCAGCAGGTGCAATCCTAGCAAAGGCAATGCCTGCTTGGTCAGTAAAGTCCGTTACTTCACCAGAGGCATCTTTGAGAGTGAACATACTAGGATACGCACTATCGAATTCCCTGTCTCCAGAAGGGCCTCTAATTGACACAGGGGTAGCGTCTTCACTTTCATAATAAGCAAGCATATCATGAAGTAGGTCTCTAATTACAGGTTTAGTTAATTGCAATCCACCGTGACCAGCCCATATTTTAGAAAAGTGATTTTTGAGTCCGGTCCTTCTACCAGCCAAAAGACTACCTTCGTCGAAGTAATCTTCTGACAAGTAATTAGCCGCTAATACATTATGTGAATTTCTTGCTAAAGATGCCATGAAAGGTTCTAATTTACGATTATCCATATTGTCTATAGCCGCTTCAATGTCTTCTTGTCGAATATCATGGCCAATCTCATCAATGCCACGCTGCTGTTGCCCAAGAATGAGTCTTTCTGCCTCGTCATAAGGTTTAACCCAATCTTCACCCCATAAAGGATGTTCACCCGATTCGTAGAATTGCATGGTATTAGGGTTTATACCTACAGCCATAAGGAAACCTTCACGGGTCCAATTAGTAACATCTAATGGGGAATACTCGCCGTTGTGTATCGACCTTCTTTTGAAAATAAACCTGTTCTCTTTTGGAGACCAGATAGGAATATCAGACTTATCATCAAGTGTTTCACCATAAGCATCATGGATTAATTCTCTTAACTCTTCAGCCATGTTATATCCCATAGAGTTGTGGATATGGTCAGGTCTAGCGTCAGGACTATGTGGTACATGTTCTCTAAATTTTTCACTATTCTCAGCAATGTGCTCATGGTCTCTTTCAAAGAAATCGAAGTAAGCATCACCCCTTGAAATTATGTTAGCCTGTAAATTACCAGTCGAAATTTTAGTACCATCAGCGAAGGTGATATACCTGTTATGCTCTTCTTCTGGGTTAAAGCCGTGTTCTCTTTGATGGTCATACACCTTGGTCCTTTCAACAGGGTCGAGCATAACTAGCCCCATCATCCAATCCATCATACCTACACCTTCCTGATGTGGAACACCATTAGAATCGACAAACTGCTGGTCCTGTAGCATAGCAGTCTTCATCAATTGCATCATGTGCATATCCTCAATCTGCTTATCGGTAAAAGGATAATCGGGATACTGTCGATTTAATTTTTCTTTAGTCCGCTGCAAGGCCCTCTGGTAAAGTGCAAAGGGTGTACCAGTAGCACTAACAGGACCTAAGTAATCGTTACTATTGTAAGGGTTCAAGTGATGATTATTAGCCTCATTCACCATAGCCATTAATGTATCATGTTGGTCTTGTGCTATCGTCTTGTTAGGATTTTCTTCAGAAGGTTGAGTGAAGAAATCATATAAGTTTTTCAAGTAATAGGGGACAGTTATTGGTTGGCCTCCTATCTCTATAGTAAAAGGGTCATGCATCGGATTCATAGCATTTAGTAAATCTATGTTATTGTAAGGAACAGTGTCATCGTCAGTAGTAGACATACCCGGCCAATTTCTACCAACTATTGCAGGGTGAGATGTCTCTACAGGCATAAAGGGATGGTCGGGCCTACTGATATTTTCGATATAATTTGGTAGACCCTCCATATCTTCGTAACTTTCTATCACTTCTTGCGACTGCATTGGTGCGCTTGCCATAGCAGCAGCCTGCTCTTGTGTATAATAACCAGTGAATTGCGGGCCTTCTTCTACAACCTCACCTACTACTAGTTCATCAGACTGCTGTGCAGGTGCTGGCTGTGCAGGCATTTGCCAATCCATACCAGCATACGGGTCTTCTTCTGCTTTAGCCAGTCTAAGGAGCGCCTTCTCATCGCTAGGCATATCGTAATACAAATCGCTACGCCATATATTTTCGTAGCAAGATAGGTATTCTTTGGCAGCCTCAGACTTACCAATACCATCTATGAGTGAAGCATAGAATATCTGACGGGCCCTAGCCAAAGTAACCTCAGGAGACTCCACATTCATCACCCGCCGTTCAGTGTAGACGGCGGGACAGATTGTCGAGAGATTTGCGGATTTCCATCACTGCGTCGTCTGACTTCTTTAGTGGGGCACCTTTGCCCTCAGTGAGGTGTGCCGCCAAAGTACTAGGGTAAGTTGGATTCTTTGATTCGAGGTCTACATTTTCTTTCTTGGGCTTTTTAGCCTTGACATCCTCGACTTCTATTGGAACATTGTTAGTGTTATAGTGAGCACTCCTGACTTCAGTGCCTCCGCCTACTTCTGTAGCAAAATGACTTGGTCCGATTTTGGACCCTTCTTTCTGACCCTTGAAGTCAGGCTCAGCCTTAGAAAGACGCTCTTCAAGTGCCTTTGCTTCCATAAGCATAGTTTCGATTGTGCGAGTAGGTGGGTCCCATCTTGGCTTCATATTATCACTCTCAGTTCTTTGCTTGCTCTGCTAGAGCATGGATGTCATCCCAAGAAGTATTATGGAAACCTTCGTTGGTTGTCGGTAATGTTAGGTCATCACCCTTTAGGAATATATCATCTTGCCCCACATCGTTTCTAAAAATATCAGGCTCGACATCTCTTGGCATAGAAGTAGTAGCCCTTACGAATCCGGCCTTTCTCAGCATCTGTGCTGGGTCCTTTACCATATTCTTTAGAGCAGCATTCTCGGCCTTCAGTAGTTGAAGGTCACTATCCATGCTTTCCATTTTAGAAATAAGTGTGCTCATTAGTCTCTCTGCGACATCGCCCTCTTTCGATTCGTCAGACATTTATTCACCTCAGTATAATCTGTTACCAGTTAGTCGGCGGTTCTGTGGACCGACACGACTGGTTCGGATGTGGCCCGGTAAGACTTTGTCAGTAGGTGCATGGACATATCTGTCAGGTGAGACCTTAATGACCGGCACTCCACCTGCGAAGATTTCGTTAGGGCCCATAGCCACTTTTTCTTCTGCCTTGTAGATTGCAGTGTCTACTCCCTTTTGCAACTGACTTGCAGCGGCCATAAGACCGTTCAAGTGCTCACTTGCAGCGTTTCCATCATTCTCTTCCATTGCCTTGTAGAATCCATCTACGCAAGCCTTGAGTCTTCTTGCGAACGGGTCTAACTTCTTCAGGTCCATGTTCATCCCATCACCTACTTTATCTTTAACCTTACTCACGCACCCTTGAATTGCCGTGCGTTAAGTATACCTTGAGATGCTTGCTGAACTGCACCCGGTTGAGAGCCTCTTTGTTGAACACTAGAAAACGGTGCACCTGCTCCCATACTGGTTCTATTCTGAGGGCTTGCAGGGCCTCTATTCCTCATTCCCATCCCCTCTCCGCCGGGATTAGCCATACCCGCCATACCAGCGGCGGCTTGCCCACCCATCACGCCCGCTAATTGCGGAGGAATATTACGACCCGGTAATTGACCGGGGTTAGCCATAGGTTGCCCCGGCATACCCATACCCGGCATACCCATACCCGGCATGCCCGGTTGGCCACCCATTTGCTGTGGGGCCGGTTTGTAGATGAATCGAATATCTCTGTTACCTTCTTCGATAAGTTCAGGTTGGAAACCAAGCATAACCATACGCTGAGCGATGTTGACTTCCATCTCATCACGGCGTAGTCTGGTAACCTCATCCTCTTCTTCATTCGGATAAAGTGTAAGTTTCCAATCGCTAATGTCTAATTGCTCCATCATTCTAGGGAATAGATTCTCAGTATACACTTTGTGTCCACGCTCTACAGCACGGTTAGTTACAAGAATCTGCATACCTTCATTGTTAAGTCCACCAGACTTACCGGTGTCCATCATGAATACATTTGACACACCATAGAAAGAAGCAATGCGCTGACGCATTTCATCACGGGCAGGTATGTATTGCATCTCTTCAAGTGTGTCCATGAACTTAGTCCAGTTTACAGCACCTTTACCACCCTGTGCTTCGACAGCAACCTTAGGGATGTAATGTGGGTCACGCTCCATCTTTTCATCCATTACTTTGAAGAAAGACTTCATGGACTCAAGATTATCAGTAGATACAGAAATCAAACCTCTTGGGATTCTTCTTCTGCTGTAAGCAGTATACATGTAATTGTCCATTGCTGTCAAGGTCATAGCCTGTCGCCATAGAGTAGAAACAGGTGACCTACCATACAACTTAGAAGGCTGATACTTACTTACATGTAGCACCTCTCCTTCAAGGTAATACTGTGTCTTACCTGCACCTGCAGTATTGACATAATGAACATCCTCTAGTTTGTGACCGCATATACTACAAGTATGCTCTTCTTCGATAAAGGATTTAACTTCGCTACGGTGCAAAGGACATACTTTGTATCTACCTCCTCTTACACCACGCTTGTCAGCAATGATACGCATAAAGATAGGGTCGCCTCTAATGACCTCTCTTACTCTATAGAAATCGATATCCTTAGTATCAGGATTCTGATAGTATTCTTTGACCAGTATCATGTAAGCGTCATCCATGATATTGAGGTCATACTCAATTTCACGAAGCACATCAATGAACTCTTGTTCCATAGAGTTGCGTTGCTGCGTCAACCACTTACCATAAACAAGTTGACTTGGGTCAGGGTCGGACAATTCCATGTGACCACAGTTCTGACACTGCTCTACATCGTGCTGGTGCTCATGACCACAGTTCTGACATTTCTTATGGAATGCCTTTTCCCAATAATAACCTCTTCTAAATATTTCTTGCTGAAGGGTAGTAAGCACAGTTCTTAGAATGAGGTTTTCGTTAGAAACTGCATAAAGAGCAGGGATAGTAATACCCTGAACTAATACTGGTTCTTGTATACCAGTGCTCCACAAAGGCATTTGCGGTGCAGGTGTACGCCTACGCCTAAATGCCCCTGCTAAGGAGTCAAGCATTCTTCCTACTCTACTACGGTCTTTCTTCGCCATCAGGCCTCACCTCTGTATGATTGTATGATTTCCCGCATGGAAGACGCTTCCTTTTCACTGTTACTGGTAACAAATACTCCCATTGCTTTAGCAATAGTCTGCTTATCTTCTAAGTGTGGCAACATACCTGCCAATAATTTAGCCACTTCATCATGACCATAGAACACCACTTTATGTTCCATCAAATCCTTCTTAATGACATTATCTAACTGAAGGCTACCAAAGCCCAAGTGCGTATGTAAGTCAACGCAATGCCTTCTACCTTCCATACCTTTACTGACAAAAATTGCTCTGGGCTCATCCCTTTCAGTGATTGTAAGGCGACCACTGTGGTCCATGAACCCAGCAGCATAAGGCCATACATCCTTTATGACAAGACCAGAATTATCCATTATCATATACTCACTTTTTCTGTGACCCTTGACAATAGCAATCTCTTCGCCATACATCTTGAGTAACTTAGCCAATTGATTACTCTCAAGTCGCTTAGCACCTTTACCAATCAATCGCTCGGTGATTCTACGAGCAGTAAGCGGGCCTTCTTGTTTTAGAATCTCAGCGGAGTCTAGTAGCCAATTTTGCTGCATCTTATTGAGAGTGTCAAATTGATGTAGGGTGTTATGCCAAGTCTTTCTGGCAGATTGCCTTTCTTGCATAGCATTCTCCCAAGCCGCCCTTTCTTCTTCTCCCCATACATCTTCATACTGGTCTAGCATTTTGAGCGCCGCATCTGCCGATTCCCATTGTTGACAAGCCCTAACAAGAGAGGCTTCCCTAGAGTTACCAAACAGTCTGAGTGACTTGAGTGCCCTTTCTGAAAGCCCTAACTCTTTGATTACAGAGTGATAATTATCTGCCCACGGTAATGAATCCAGTGTGGCTTGAATCTCAGCCTCCTTAAGAATTTCAACAGCCTTTTTGATTTCTTCAAACTCTTCGCCCATTCCAACTTCAGTAGCCTTGTTGAGGGTAGCGAGTACTTGGTCGGCACTTTGACCTAAATGGGTTTCAAAGATACCCGCCCCATTAGGTGGGAATGAAGGCCTGATATGTTGCACATGTTGCTCTTTACGGATAGCGTCTTGTGCTATCTTAATTGCAGCACCCGGATTAGATTTCAGCATGGGATGAGATGCGAGAGTAGAAGCGACCATAGTCCTAAGTTCGTCACCGAGGTCGATGATAGAATCAACTCTACCTACTACCGTCGATGACCACATTTCAATCTCCCCTTTTTGTGGTCACTAAATCAACCCACTTTAAGTTATGGTCAGGCGACAAACCAATTCACCCCTGCCACACTCCTAGTGTCAGAACCACCATCCAACCAATTACCAAATTCTGGCATGTAATCATCAAGGTCAATGACTGCACCTCTGAACTGCTTAGTAGCCCAGTTAGCAAGAGCCAAAGCCATTGCCAAGTCATCGTGTACACCAACAGACTCTAGTCGACCTTTCTTGGTCATACCAAATCTGTTCAGTTGTGTCTCAAGGGTTCTTGTGAACTCTTTGCTCTTTTCGTCACCCCAAGGGGTCTTGATTCTACCTTGCTCAAATGCCATCAGTAGTGACATGAACATACTTTCCTTCTTTTGCCTTGTAGTCATGAAGGTCCTGATAGGAATGTCATTACGCATTTCTCGCAACTCTGCCTCAAACATTCGCTGGAAATTGTTACCTTCAAGTTTGATAAGGTCAGGTTGGAACCTGTGGTTGAGTAATACGACTTGTTTCTTCTGTGCTGCCCCGGATAGTCCCTTTTCATTAAGAGCGAATACAATCTGCTTGTGTTCACTATCGGGTAACATTCTGATACCGACCATTGCCGTGTAGTCAGCGTTTGAATCTGAAGCAATTGCAGGGTCCCAACCAAAGAAGTGTTGACCATATACGCCATTGGGCTCACCGTTTTCATCATAATCGGTGTCAGCCTTGTGCATCAATGTCAATTCAGGGTCTCTTGCCTTCTCCAAGATATCTGCTGGGAACATACTTGACATATCGTGAATAGGCTCACACAGATACTCACGAGCGAATTTGATAGCAGGCATAGATGCCTCACGCTGGCGCAGTGCATCGAGTGGCCATCTACTAGGCCAAAGCGGCTCGCCATTAGATAGAATAGCGGGATAAGTCTCAACCTTGAATGTATCTTTCTGTTCAAGTTCAGCGTAAAGGTCATTGTAACTGAACGGTGTTCCTACCATCATCAGGCGACCTGTGTGGTGAAGAACAGGTAAAAGAACAGTATAGAACCAATCAGCGGCTCTCTGAAGTTCAGTTGCAGTAGTTCCCCATAGGATATCGTCACATACTACAACATCAGGGTGGAAACCACGAGTAGCACCACCAACCGACTTAGCCATCATACGGCTACCATTGCTGAATTCAAAGTAAGATTTATTCCAAGGTCTACCTGCTGGCTTAAGGTGTTTAATTACCGGATTAGTATCGATAAGATTTCTGATAAAGCGCATGTGTTCTAATGTCTGCTCTAAAGAGTGACTGAACACCATAACATGCGTGCCCGGATTAAACGCTGCAATCCAAAGAGCATAACTCATGAAAAATACAGATTTGCCGTGGTCACGGCTCGCTTTAACACAGTAGTATCTGTTCTCGTTAAGTCCCTGTTCCCACTGACCATGATGTTTAGAATAGTCAAATTCGAGCATTTCCTCAAAAAAATAACGAAATGATTTGGTGCACATTTCCCTATCCATTTCTAGGATAAACTGCTCGGTGTCGGTCAAATAACTGCACCTCCTTTACTTTGTTCTGCCAAGGCTTTAATTTTATCAAAACTATCATCGATAGGTTTGCCGCCAAGTTCTGGTAGTTCTGAGGGGTCAATTTCTGTAACCCCGCGATTATGGTCAATTAATTCTGGTGGTAAATCCCCTTGGTCATTTATCTCTAATTCGGGTTGAGCACCACTAGCATGCTGTAAAGGCGGTACTGGCATTCCTTTAGCATTAGCACCTAGTAGTGGAGAAGCCGTGGGCGGCGGAGCAGTAGTAGCCATAGGTATCGTAGGAGGCCTTTGCATTCTTTCCCCCGTTTGAGTACCTGCTGCAGCCGCTCTAGCCTCGTTCTGACGAGCAAGGGCCTTTGCTTCGTATTTTTTCTTTTCATGTGCTAATTTGTTAGCCAACCTTTGCTCTTGCTCAGCAAGTCTCTCTTTTGTCTTAGTTCCTCTGACACCCGCTTCGAACTTTTCTTTCGCTTCCCATCCTCTTTGTGCTCGGGCTAATTTAGCGGCTTCTTGTTGCTGTGACTGTTTTTCTGAAATCTGACCTAACATCTGACGCTTCTCGTCCATGCTAGCCTTTGTTCCGAAAGGAATGAGGCCTTGTGCTTGTGCTCTGGCAAAAGCCATGTGAACATTCTCTTTTTCTGCTGCTTCAGCCTTTTGACGCCTTGTCGAAAGCCACTGACCTAACCCCTGACCTGCCCTAGCACCCTGTTGACCACCAAAGTAAACATTACTTGCAACTTGACCGAGGCTGCGGCCACCTGCAGCAAGGCCACCAAATGCACCTAGGGCTCTACCTATTTCCCTTCCGATTTTACCCCGTCTAGTAGGAGGTGCCCTGTGCCCTCCCGGTCCGCCTACAACATATACTGGCTTACCAGTGATATCATATTGCATCTCAACAGCGGCTTTCTTCAACATTGCTAATTTATTGTCGCTCCAGTCTATATTCCACCATAGGTCCTCCTTAGTCGCCATTGGTATCTGTGGCGGTGATGCTTGAGGTGATGACGGAGGAGGAGGAGATGTAGCCATTGGTATAGGAGGTGCTGGAGCAGTAGGTGCTTCGACTGGTGTTCTACCCGGAATAGGTAATTGCAAACGAGGGCGAACAGGCTCTTCAGGTTGAGCCGGAGGATGAGGCTCATTACCCGGTGGTGCTAAGTTGGCACTAGTTAGAATCCTAGATTGCATATGCGAAGGAGCCTGAGATGTAACCGGTGCGTTTTGGAATACAGGTGCCATTTCAGATGTATCGATACCTGTCTCTGACAAATCGAATGGTTTCCAGCCCTTTGCATCTCTTATACCGGTAAGTAAAGGCTCGACCAATGCCCTGTGGTCAGGGCTATACTTAGCGTCAAGTGTCGAGTCTTCGTAATTCCTAATCATTTCCTCTGCCATTTTGACGGCTTTATCTTGTGGATGTCCTTCTGCCATAAGTTTGACACTCAAACCTCTGTAAAGCGTTGCTAATTCGGCACCTCTGACACCTTGGCCTACATTACTTCTAGTGGTACCACCCATGCGCCTTCTACTTTTGTCGTGATGAGAATCGTCACCGGGCGTTATGCCAAAATGCTGAAACATCCTTCGCATGCCCTCTTTGTAGCGACCGCCTGTTGTACCTGCTCTGTGATAACTAGCCTGTATAGCAGGGGTTTTCCAAAGAGTGCTGAGTGTTGCAGGGTCAGATATATCATGCTTTACACCTTCCATCTCTAATGCTTCTGCCATTTTGTCCGAGTTATCTTTACTACCCTTTCTACCTTTAGCGGTAGGTACGAACATCCAGTCTGGCATCATCCTGAGCATTCGACTAGGGTGCAAGTCCTTATGGGTGATAGAATCTTCCATTGCTGCAGGTACCCCTAATCGATTCCTGACATTAGGGTGCATGGTACCACCCATCAGTGCTTTTTGCTCACCCTGACTTAATGCTATTACTCTACCATTGGTCAGTTTACTAATCGGTACCTTTGCACTTTGAGTGAAATAATATTTGTCTATGTCAGGGAAAGGAGCAGGTAATCCCTTAGAATATTCCCGTTTATTTATGGCATCTAATATGAGGCGTGCAGACTCATAAGGTACGAAAAGACCAGCGTCAATTGATTGGCCTCGGTCAGCAGCAGCAACATCAGGTGTACCATGTTTGTAAGAATAATTCTGCTTCATGCCCAGTGAACCGTCAGTATTTCTGCGTCCTCTAACTTGATGGGTTCTCGCGTCTAACTTTCCCCCCTCAGGGTATCCACCAACTACATTCTTTCTCCAAGAAGGATGGGCGAAAGGGCTCAATTTGTGATGGCTACCTTCAGGCTGTTGTTTGTTATGGTGATTAAAAATAGCGTCCATTACACCCTCATGGCGGGTTATATCATGCATAGTGATGTCAGTCCTACCAGCAGCGTGCGCCGCTTCTAACAAATCTTTAGCAACAGCATCAACGGGGTGATGACCTTCAATCAATTCTCCAGTCAGAGGATTATATGCAAGTGCAGGGTGGTCGGGGTCATCGCCTTCACCCAAAGCGTGTTCAGGAGGCCAACCCTCCATAAAGTGCATTTCCCCATCGTCATCGATGAAGACCAAGTTAGCATTCTTTAGAATAGAATTTTCGTCATGGACAAAGTCTCGCCAAGTCTTAGTGACTTTACTGGGAATGTAAGTAGACTTGAACATCAAGCCGCCCTCCCACTACCAAGTCCTACGAAGATTTTGCCAGAAGCACCCATGTTTTTGTTTTCATCAGCATCTATGCTTTCGGTACCACCTTGTGGATTAGTCGTACCACCATCCCTGTGCCCCGCTTCGTTATTTTCACCTTGTGTGGGGAATGCTTTCTGTGCATTTTCTTTAGCCTCAAGTTTGCGCTTTAGGTCTCTAAGCAGCCTTCTTATTTGAGAGAAGTGAAGATAATCCATATTCTTCTGCACTTCTTCCAAGTCCCCCTTGATATCTTGGTAAGCCTTGAGCGTGATGCTTGATTCCTTAATGTGAGGCTCTCCTACATTTTTTATCTTCTTTGGCTTAGTCATAGGCTTTGATTCTGAGCCGGGCATTTCTACAGGTTTATTCGGACTGGTAGTTCTTTCACCGAACTGACCGTGCCCTTGAATTTGACGAGGCATAGATATGCCACCTTGTGTGCGCTGACGAGCCATTTGGCCTCTCCAGTGTTTGTAACCACCAACATCTAGTTTCTTAGGATTAGTTGTCGAAAGGTGCTCCATACCAACTGCCAAAGGTGCATCCATTAGTCCTCCACCTTTATTGCCATGCTCGTGGTGTAACTCTCTGGCCTTCCCTTTAGCCCTTCTAGGATTAGCAGTCCAAATATCTCTACCGCCCGGTGTAGGCTCAAACTGAGGTTGTCCCCAAGGCTTCTGAGTTTTCAATAACTCTGACCAAGCAGCCTCCATTGGCTCACCAGTCATAACCGGCCTATAGCCACCAAGCACACCATTAGTCTGAGCACCAATCGCTGTACTAACATCAGGTCCAGCCTGACCGGGCATACCAGTCAACTGACTGACTTCGGCACCAATGGCATTTTCATCTTCACCCATCATCTGAGGGTCTTCACCCGGACTCATAGGTGGTAGACCTAAATCCATTGGCTCTTCATCAATTTCGACTTTAAGGTGAGGGAGGTTCTGTACTTTATCATCAGCCTCTTGCTTTGCTTGCTTCTTGTCACGCATCTGCTCTAACTGCTCTGGGTCACCAAAGCCATATTTTGACTCATCGATATCGTCACGAGTATAGAGATTTTCAGCCTCAGAACGAGGATTATACATTCTGGTATCAGAACCAGTTCCCATTCCTCCCTGTCCACTCGGCATTCAATTCACTCCAATACTTCGATTATATCTGGGTCAAGTTCGCCATCTGCTTGTGACAGAATCTGTTGCTTGATACGCTTCCAAGTGTCTGGACTTTCTTTACCCAGTTCCAACTTGAGGATATTGATTGTGTTAGTAGATGCAGCCTTGGTTGGCTCTGCCCACTTCTCTTGATACTTGCTTAAGTCTTTGAGAGTCTCTCTAACTTCTTTGTGCAACTTGACCATATCGGATACAACTCCATCGTCATGTATGCTGGTTTCAGCCATGAACTGACTTAATTTTGCATTAAGCCCTTCTACATTGGAGCGCATCAAGTCTACTTCTTCTCCTACTTTCAATGCTACAACCGCAGTTGCACTTTTCTTGACAAGTGGTTGGAAATGATGCTTCATATGACGGAATACCAACTGCTCGGAGCAATCAAGTTCTTTGGAAATCTCGTCAGTAGTAATTTCTCCCTCAAAGTAAGAAACCTCATACGCCTTTCGATTATCACTAGTGCAGACTACACAAGAGTGATTTGCACCAGCGTGATAATCCCCCATATGATTGTTCATATGACGCTCTGTAGTGTTGGCTCTCCAACCCATTTCTCGGTCTAAGTCACGAGGCTCTAGTATACCATCTACTAGATTTTGCTCAAGGTCATCCCTGTCTTCTTGTTGACACAAGGGGCAAGATGCTCTTGTCTGGCGACCGGTCCCCATACGCATTCCCATGACAAAGGTATGAATAACCCTTTTGTATGGAAAGGTTGAGAATAGGTCTGATGAAACTACCAAGAGCGAAGCCCAGAATCATGGGAGTTCCCATATCTATAGAGACCGTAAAAGGCCTTACTAAAGCGGGTAGAGACATATTTACCAGAAGATTTGTCGACGATGATGTCAAGAAAATAAGACAGGACATCTGTATGGTATGCCCAAGTTGGGAACACAAGAGTAACCGATGCAAAGAATGTGGGTGCCAGATGAGAATCAAGACTAGCCTTGCTTCTAGTTCATGCCCACTTGGTAAATGGTATGCTCACGGCGAGTCACTACATCTCACTGATTCTGGAATAGATAGTGCCGAGCATGAAGAAGGCACCGAAGAGACCAGCGACTAAATAGGCCATTACGGTACTACTAATCGAATCTGAACCTACTAACAAGATAATCCCTAATGTGACAATTATCGATAATAACTGAACCATCACCATATCAACAATAACGGTTTTCTTAGGAGCAAAAACCCCTAATGTACCGCTAGCAAAACCTACTCCTAATTTGTCTCTGTCCATCATAATCACCTCATTCCCATCATCTTACCCATGAAAGAGCCAGCATTACTACTAACTTTGTTCATGAATCCTTCATCTTGCAATGCTGCATTCAAAGCACCGCCCATCATACTTTGTTGAGCAAGAGCCGCAATCTGTTGCTGCTGCATCTCCGCTTGCTGAATATTGGTTTGACTTGCCATCTGCAGTGCGTTAAACTGACTTGTGACATTCTCAGCACTCATTGTCTGAAGATTAGAAGGAAGGCTGGTTATATCCATCTTCATGGTGTCACTCTCGCCATCAATTGTAAAAGTGGCGTTCTTCAGTATCTCCAATACAGAGAAACTAACAAGGTCATTGAGCAACTGAAGCATAGTAGCCATCTGTGCACTACCGATGAACCTATCCATAGGTGCCAGCGTCTTCATCAAAGCAAGTTGTATCTCTGCTTCGCTTGGAGGAGTCATAGGTTGACCCATCATTCCCATTTGTTGTTGGTTCATCCCCATACCTGCCATGAAACCTTGTGCCATTCCATTTTGAGCAAAGCCTTGTTGCTGTTGCGGAGCAAATGGGTTTGCAAAGTTATTACCTTGCGATGCTTGGTTATTCACACCCAGATTTAGGGCTCCGTTTTGCTGTCCTGTATTACCAAATAGACTCATATTATCACTTCATTGTTGGGGTAAAGTCATCTGCTCTTGAGGGGCGGCTATAGTTTGGGCAGAAGGTACTCCCTCATTATTGATTGCCCCGTTAACCGCTGCAACGGCAGATGGATTAGGATTCTGCATAATACCAAGATTATTAATTGCGTCAGCCAATGTAGGCTGCTGAGAAAGAATCTCCTGTTGGAAAAGCCTGAGGTCGAACACAATCATAGTTACATCGTTGATTCCGGTCTCAGGGTTCTTGTAATGTAACAAATTGATACCGGCTTGTGTCTTAGAGTCCTTTTCAAGTTCGACGAAGAAAGGCTCATACTTCTTGAGGAACTCAGGCGTGTTATCCTTTTTCTTAACTATAGAAATTGGTACTGCTACAGTAGATACACCTTTCTTCATCATTTCCTTGAGGCCGATTTTAGTCTTGTTGTGGTCCTTATCGTTTTCAGATTCCCACTTACAAAGAAGATGGTAAAGGTGTAGATGCTCAGGGCAATAAGTCCCTTTCATCTTGCGACCATTGGTCACTTGCTCTCTAGCAACAAATGGTTCAGGAGTACCAGTCACTGGATTTTTCCAATAAAGGTCCCAAAGACTCTTACCTGTCTCCTCATCACAAATCTTAGCATACAGATTATCGTATTTGATTAACTCTTCACAGTCACATCCGTCAATAACACATAGGTTGCTCTGTCGGTTGTAACGGTATTTTCGCCCCCAGACCCAACGAACTGGGTTATACCAAGCCCTCTTAGTAGGCGTTAGTAATTTGCGAGCCTGCTTGATATCTTGCTTTCTGGCCTTTCTTGGGTCAGGGTTCCTACTAGGGTAGAAATTAACCTGAGGGACCTCTATGTTTTGCTTTTGTGCAACATCTTTCATCCCTTGCTGCGCTGCCTGCATTTCAAGCAACTGCTCGTGACTTGCATTACCTTGTTGACCAAGTGCCATCAAGTGCGCTTGGCTCATGTTAGCAAGGTTAGCATCGCCCCTTGGAACTCTACCGTAACCACCAAATCCCATACTCATTCTATTCATTCTCTCTCACCTTTTGATAAATAATTTACTCACATCGATAACAAATCAATCATCGTATTCTCGACATTCCACCCAATGCGTGTGGCCATCATACTCCTTTTAGTAGGTATACCCGCTTTTTGTAACCTAATCAAGTCTTCTCTGAACGGGTCAAATATCTTGTGTTCACCTAAACGCTGTTGCTGCCAGAGGACATTCGCTGGCTCATCCCACCACTGGTCCGCTTTATTGGCAACCAACATAATTACCTTGGGGCAATACTTCTTACCCCGCCACCAAGACCTAATAGTTCGATATCGATATTGTCGATGAAGTATAGCGTCTACCAAATACTTGAATCCACCGACAGCCTGCACAGCGTCATCTCCACCAAGTCCTACTCGGTGGTCAAATACGAATACTATTGCCTCTACCTGTCGATTAACCATATCATCAATCCACAGATTCCAAAACCTATCTTCACCAGCGATATCAGAGGAGTATACTACACGATGGTCACCTTTCCAACTCAACCGTTTGCGAGTAGGATTGGGTAAAAGAAACCGATTCATGCCCGGGACTTTGAAGTGCTTAGTTCTCTCATCTATAGAAATCTCTTCCATCTCACCGGGTGTAGTCATGTAACGGTCTAGCGTCGTCTTCCCTACCATAGTGGGCCCATAGATACCGACTCGTCGTGGCTTCCAATAGTGCCACAGTTCCTTGGCGAACACCATACCCCCAACAAGTGCAGAACCACCCATTACAGACATGATATCACCTAGTCAAAAATTGCATTGGACCATTCTGCAAGTTTGTTTTTCAACCAGTTACCACTAGATTCCCAGAGATTCCAGTCTGAATAAAACTCAAAGGCGCTTACTACGAAGGCGGTTAGCGTAGAAAAGATGACCACTTTAATCCAACCAACAGTGCGCTCATATGCTACATCTACAGTGTTAGCAATATGCATGCTCCTCAGAGTTTCTTCGACTGCATCGTCGGAAGGAGTCTTGAATATACGGCCCAAATGCATCACGCCTTAGTCTTCTTCTCATATCTTTTGTCTGGAGTCCCGTCTTTCTTCAAGCGGACCGGTTCCTCGTTATCAGAAAAGTCGATACCAAGGCTAAGTGGAGCCTTTTCTTTAGTGACTTCTGGTATGAAATCAACGGTGTTAGTGCTACTACCTACTACCCTAGATTCAAGCCAAGGTGGAGTTTTACCGGGATTACTTTCCATCCAATTTAATTCAGCGTTGAGTTGCGCTTCTTGCATTTTCATTTCCATGTCCATTCGTCTTTGGTCAAAAGATGTCTCCATTACACGGTAGCGCATGCGGCGCTCTCTTTCTTGAGTAGCAATTCTGGCTTTTTCGTCCATCCCTTGCTGGAAAAACATCTTGAAAATATAGTAAGCAATCCCTTGCACGGCAAACGCAGCCATTGCATAGGTTATTCCATTCATTCCGGGTTCGTCTAATACAATCCATAATTCAGCGTCAAATATGCCTACTGCAAGTCCAATAGTCATAGCCTGTACTAGGATTAAACCCATCAGGCGAATCTCGCTTTGGTCGTGCTCAGGCATGGGGTTAGATGAAGATATCATTAAGGCTCCCTCTCATGTAACCGAAAGTATAGTGTCACATAAATGATTCTATGATAAATTAAGGTGGGCATAGGCCAAGAGGGATAGGCCTCGCCCAAGCCCAATTATTCATTCATTCTATTCAAATTCTTCTCACTCAGCCTTTTCGGAGTCCAACTTGTCAGGCTTGCCTTCGGTACTTGGACCGGGCTTACCATGACCCATTACAAGGATAAGGGCAGCGCCGCCTTTCTTGGGCTTCTTCTCTTCCTTTTCTTTGTACATGTTCTCCTTGGCTTTGTTGAGAAGGTCATCACCTAAACTCATATTCTCACCTAATCTAATATCGCCATATTCTGGCCTTTCCTCGAATTCCTTCATTTCCTGACCATAATGCCCTTGGGCAGCCTTTTCTCCTTCATATACTGCGAAGTTAGGACCACCTTGTGAATACCCTGTTGCTAAATCCCCCATACCGTGACCTTGTCCAAATTCAAAGTCACCTTGAGGGTCACCGAAGCCGAAGCCAGATGACTGTCCACCATAACCAGCAGCACCAAAGTCACCAGAGGTAGGCACATCCCAATCGTCGGCAAGTTGATTCGCAAACCAACTTAGGGCCAAAGGACCGGAGCGCTGCGCCACTCTACCCAATGCTCCTCTAACTTTACCAACATCCATGATGTCTTTATCTACGAGTCTCATCTTAGGGATACCGTCAGCCGTTCTAACTACATTACCGAACTCGTCAGTCACAGGTATCCATTGTCTACCCATCTGTGAAGCGCCCATACGATGGCCGACTCTTTCAACCGCTCTACCGGGGGCCCCTGTAACATGAGGCAAGATATTACTTCTAGGCATAATTCTACCCGCTGCAGTACCCACATCGGTAGCCGCTGGTTGCATTGCTCTTCCTAATCTGGAAACCTGTGGACCAGCGGTCCTCATAGCAGCACCGCCGCCACGAGCAGCAGCCCTACCGTAAGAAAATGGATTGAGGCCCTGCATAGCACCTAGACCAAGTCCCAAAGCCCTGTGACCAAGATTAGGGTCATCTGTTGTGCCCCATGTCATTCCAAGAATCGGGTCTTCATACCTGACCATATTCGGGTCAAATCCAAAGAAGTCTTTTTCGTCATCACCAATAGCATCTAAACCGTGCATACCTTGTGAGCGAGCGGCACCATAAGCAGCGAATAGAGCAGGTACTGCGAGTGCTAACGGTGCAATTTTTTCCAAATTGTCCCCAGACTCTGCAATCTCAAGCCCTCTGTCGGACTTAATCAAATTCATAGCCGAATCAATCGGATTTGATGAATTCGACATGTAAACCCCCACGAAGTCGTTGGTCATAAGCGTGTTGTATGAAGTGGTGATTATCAGCGGCCATCATTAGTAGTGACAAAACATCCCAAGAATCGTCTTTGTCTACAGTCTCCTCTATCTTGATGAGGTCTTCTAAAGCCATAGATTCCATGGCACGGAGCACATTGCTCCACCAGTCGGTGGGCATGATAGGTGCCTCTTCGGGCATACCTCACTCTATAGAGTAATAGTAAAAAGTCATTGTGGACAAAACAATCATGTATAACTATACTTGACAGATAAGCGATGGAAGCCAATCTACAGTATATTTGGTACATCGCATTAGCAGTTTGGGCAACTACCTTTGGGATGCTTTGGTGGTGGGCTACTTCAGAGTTCCCCGACTCGCAAAGTGACGAGCCCTATTCTTGTGGGGGTCCTCGGCAACCATGCTTCCGTCTTTTGTGTGAGACATGTCGGGACCACCTTGACCCATGATACCACGCTTACGGCGCTCACGGGCTAACTCCCTGCGATACTTTTTGCGCTTAGGTGACGACTCATACTTGGTATTGTAAGCATTCTTGTGGGCTATAGCCTCAGGACTAGTAGCCTCTTTGAGCATACGCCAAGCAAGGTCCATTGGTTCACCCGCCTGTATCATGTCAGGCTGTTGTATAGGTGGTGGCAACATACTCGCTACTTGCTGCTGCTCTTGCATTGAAGGATAATAACCAAATTGGTCTGCCCTTATTTGACTATACATATCACCAGTATCAGGGCGTTCCGCTAAATATGAATTTACACCGGGTTGACTCGATTGGTCTGCTTGATGTGCCCCATACTCATGAGCATAGGACTTAGCCTGTTCTCTTAATGCTAATCTTTCTTTATCAGCGTCAATTTCAGATTGATTAAGAATAGGTCGTTTTTGAAAACGATTCCTCCTCCTTCCCGAAGGTTGTTCCCTCGGCTGCGATTCGCCAAAGACTGGGGCCATTAATTGAGGCGAGCCAAATTTTTCAGTTGCGAAATCTTCCATTTCGCCTTCAATCAAACTATGTACATGCTCGTGTGCAAGAGTGTCTGCTAAATCTTGTACAGATTCATCACTGTCATCTGTATCTCTTCCGACCCTAGCCCCAACAAAAGAGCCATCGGGTTGAAGCCGTGGGAAAGAGCCGCCTTTTGTGTAGGGAGAGCGTATATTTCTAAAATGGCTTAGTGCATCTTCTGAATCCTCGCCGGGTGTTGTGAAGAAACCCCTAGAACTATCATTATCATCTATGTAGAAATCTTTCAACAAAAGCCAAGCAGACTCAAACGGCGACATCTACTCACCTGTCCACGCTGCTTCAAGAGGATTCATCCTTCATACACCACCACGACAATGAACATACCACGACAATTCTCCATGTGAACTGCCCTAACTTTACTGCCATCTCCGCCGCCACCTCCAGTGAGTGCTCTCAATTTTGTTTGTAAGTCACCGGCGAGGTCGTGACCAGTTGAGCCTAAAAAGTCAGCAGGTGCGTATTCATACTTTACTACATGTAAGTCGCCCATTAACAGTTCCACCTCTTCATTACCACTTCACCTTATCTGCCCAGTATGCTGCGCTCATTGGACCGCGCTTAATATTCTTAGCATGGCGGGCCTTAAACGATGCACGCTTCTTTGCTCTCTTACCTTTTGGATTATCTTCGGTTACAGTATCTGCACCTTGTTCACCGAATCGAATTGTCTTGACTTTACCACCTGACCTCGCTACAACCACATGGGATTTCTTAGGGTGATTGGGAGTACGCTTTGGCTTGTTGTAGCCAGATACACCAGCACGAGCAAGCCTTGGGTCCTTTTCTTTCTTCAGCAAGAGCCAAGCGTCTTCAAACGGGTCACCACTCTTAACGACAGTAGGCTTACCACCCACTCCTTGCTTCTTTGAGCGCTTCCTCTTAGTAGCCGCTCTCTTTTGACCACTGGTCATTTCACCACTGGTCTTAGGTGTTTTACTACTTACTCGCACACTAGGTCTACACTTGGGGTAACCTTTGCTAGATGTCTTTGCCTTGGACCTACCACAAGGTGGATGCTTACCATCCTTATCTTTACGAGAAACATCAACCCACTTTTCTTTGAACCAACGGTTCAAATTTTTCTGCACCGTCATTTCTTCTTCCCCTTTTTACCTCGGAACTTACCCTTGCAGTATTGCACTGCCCAACCATTTGCGTAGGCTGAAGGGTAAACCTTGAATTTGCGCTTGGCCGCAGCCTTGCCTTCAGGGCATAATTTCTTAGCAACATTCTCAGGAACCACTAGGATTTCGCCCTTCATCATACGGAATGCGATGTCCATTGGTTCGCCCATTGTGAACATAGAGTCCTTGTCACCAGAGTCGTCAATATTGTAATGCATCCTGTCTATGTGGTTACCTAGTTGCACAGGATGTGCGAACTGAGCACCGCATATATCGCAGGTCGGCATGGCCTATGCACTAAGGCCGCTGATAATAAAAGTGGCCCTTACCCCGAGAAAGGAAATACTAGTTAGAAAAAATAGCGACAACAAACAAGTTATTAGGGTTGGGGTAGGGTAAGAACCGATTCACCCCTTTTCGTCGTTTCTATAAGAACATTTCCCTAAATCAGTCCTCTGCCATCCACATATCATCACATTTCTGACAAAGCCATGCGTGACCCCTGTGGACTCCACCGACTTTAATGTACAATCTCTTGGTAGGATGTGCCCCACAACTAGGGCAAACCGGGCTTGCTTTGCGACCATTCACAATTCTTCCTCCTTATCCATGATGTATCTTCCCATCACACTAACCTTGAACTCAAGTTTTCTGAGTTTTTTGTTTAGTTCCTCAACCTGCTTGACATAAGACCAGACAAGTCCACCTGCCAAAACCAAGATGATGAACCAAACAAGACCTAGGCTCATGTTAGTGCGATAGGTTTGTGACCCTTAAAATTAATCATCGCTGTGGTCGTATTTGGTCTAATACAGAAATCTCTTCTGGAGTTAAACCACCAAATCGGGCACGATGATACATGTTCATCCCTCTTGTTACTGGGTCTGCTGACGCTTTAGGAGGAAGCGGTGGTACTTGCATCATACCTTCCTGTATCTCCTCTTCGCTCAAATCTGATAATCTACCAGTGCTCGAAACAAGGCCCATAGGATTAGGAGGCTGAGAAGGAGCAGGGGTAGCCTGCATTTGTGAAAACGAAGGTAAAGATTGCTTCAACACAGTCCAAGCCTGCTCAAATGGACTCAACATGATTAAGCGGATAGGGTTTGGGCTAAAGAAGGTTCTGCTATCTTCAAAGCAATGCGCTTGGCGTTGGCAAGGTCATCTATAGACACGCCACAGTCGTAGCCCCTAGCGGTCAACCAGTTGACCAGTGTCTCGGTTGCCAAGTTACCGGGACTCCCCTCTACAAACGGACAGCCTCCTAATCCGGCAATGCTAGCATCGAATTCAGTAATTCCACACTCGATACCCTTGCGAACCAGCGAAAGCGCAGCCAACTCACGCTCAGCACGGTGATGAAGATGAAGTGCGGGGCGAAGCCCAAACTTCTCACAGATACCAGCACCAACCTCAACCTCATGCTCAGTGCCCACTCCGACAGTATCTGACAACACCACAGTGTCACCAAACAGTTTCGCAGCCTGAATAGCCTTGACACGCTTACCCATAGGGATGTCACCCTCGTAAGGACAGCCGAAGTAGCACGATATATAGACACGGACATTAGCCTTCGGCACACCTTCAAGCATGAACATGTAGCGAGCCAAAGCCTCATTGAGTTCACAACCAAGGTTTCTTCTGTTGAATTCCTCAGATGGCGAGAATACTATATTGAAGTGAGTGACCCCTGACTTAAGCGCCCGGTCCATCCCACGCTGATTCATAACGAGTGCAGCCCCCTGTCCGTCAAAAACCCGCTCGGCATCTGCCATCTGGGGAACATAAAGGGGATGAGCGAAACTCACAGTTTCTATAGAGTTGAGGCCTGCGCTCCTAAGTGCATCGATTAGTGCCCGCTTCATACGAGTGGGTACAAGTTTCTTGATTGTCTGTAATCCGTCACGAGGGCCGACTTCGTAGATTGAAATCTTCTTCATCGCCCTCACCAACACTCACTCGAGGAAAAACAGTATCTTTGTTATCCTACGCCAAGCCTGCTGCCTAGCGGTCAACTTCTCTCCAGTCACAAATTCAATGCCCGTTTCTTTTTCGACACGGTCTAGTCTAGCAGATTGATAATCAAACCATTCGTCGAGTAAATTACACCGCGTCATGTTGACTCCGAAAGTCGTCTAAGAGTTAAATTTTACTGCTCAAACTCCCCTAAATTGATAATAATTGGCGGTTCTTGCTTGGGCCAGTATAGTGTCACAAAAAATGAAATCAAACCTAGTATGACGCATAACACCCAAAGTGGCAAGCCTGTCACTTCAACGGGGTCAGGGAGCATACATCACATCAGGTCCATGACATTGCCACCGTACATCGAAGGTACTGGCTGAGAGCGGTCAACATAAGGCATCTGATTAGCCAAAGCAGTCTGGTACGAACCAGAGTTAGCATTAGTCATTATAGCAGCAAGTGCATCTGCCGGGAGATAAGCAGTCTCATCGCTATCAATAATTGAGTCATACTCTCCACCATGCATCAGTTCGGTAAGCGCCCCTTGCTGAAGAGCGGGAAGCACTTTGTCATGCAAATCTAACTGGTATTGTGGAGAGCGTATGTCAGGTCTCTGTGTTTCTACAGGCAGTCCCATAGTCGAAGCCGTGTTGTAAAGTCGCATCTCGTTACCCGGAACAGGCCGACGACCACCTAACATACCAGCCGCCGCCATACTACCGGGACCAGTAAAGTCAGCAGCGTGACCAGAAACAGGCTCTCTGTCGTGATACATTGTGCCATCTGCATCTACCGTGTGGTCACCACCATGAAGAGAGGCATCCATACCACGCAAATCCATGTCGCCCATTGCCGAAGCCAACTGTTCTAAAGAAGGCTTGGAATGTTCTGCCCCTGCTAACCCCATGTTACGAAGCATCTGCCTGTAAGCCATACCTTGAACGGCTGGATGAACCGCACCTAACTGCGTGTTTTTCATTTCAGGCTCAGATAAATTCATCCTACCCCTATGCTGAGAATAAGGTAAAAACATCTGCGTCCTAGGGTCAGCCTTCAAAAATTGCCAAGCAGCGTCTATTGGTCTCATGGTCATCACTGCTGCACAAACTGATTAATCTGTTGTGGGTCTAACTGCCCCATACCCTCATAGTTAAACATGTCATTAGGTAAACCTAACTGATTTGAAAGATGAGTGTTAACCGCCTGATTAGTGTAGTTTGAAACATCAATGCCTCCTGTGTCAGGAACCATAGTTCTCATCGCCATCGGCTGAGCAATGCTAGGGTCTTTACTTGGAGGATTCAGATTTCTTTTGTCACCATACTGGTTTGCGTAGTGAGCCCCTCCAAACGCTTCAGGTCTATCCCTCATGAGTTTATGCTGAGTAGCAATATCTGCCTGATTGAAAAGTTCAGCGTTTTTTCGACCTCTGTCAAAATAACCCGGTGCTGGCATAGATTGCATAGGCCTCTCTGCCATCATGTCTTTCAATATCTGCCAAGCCTGCTCAAAAGGTCCCATTAGATAACCGGAGGCTGTTCTAAGTAAAAAGCATTTATTCTGTATCCAAAATATCCGCAGCCAAATCTAAAAGGAAAGTAACAGCATCATCACAACTAGAAAATTTCTGGTCACGCTTGAACTGACCAAGTCGCCACTTAGTCGCATGACGCATCGCTACACTTCCCCACTCTCGGTAATGGTCGTTACTCTTCCGGCTCATATAGAACGCTACACGGCGCACTTTTATAAAATTTTTTTGTGACCACTAAAGTCAGTTTACGAAAATTTTTGTCGAGCGCTGTATGGGGTTAAGAGAGCGCAAATTCGGCTGCAAATTCCATTCCTCCGCCTAACGGGGGTCTGCAAATTCGGCTGGTTATAAACCCCCTAGATACGATACTTATGAGCCCTCTTCATGGATGGGGGGCGTAACCTATGCGCATGTGTGCGCATGGGGAGCGGGGGCCGGTGGAGGCTGAATCCCACTACGCTATGGGTCAATGGCCAGACCCAAGTGACATGGTGAGCAACATCGCAACCGCAGGGGAGACCCTAAACCGCGTGGACTGCGCTGCAGAATTACTGCTAGCGCATTCTGAAAACCGAGCGACCATGCCGTTGCCTATGCGTCTAAACGCAAAGGAAGCAACGCACACATGGACAAGCAACAAGGACATGCACTACAGCAAGGCTGAAACCGTGCGTCTGTTCTTGCACAACGCTGTCGTGCGCATTGCTAATGGGCAGGCTGGTCACAAACTGAAAGCATTGCAAGCAGATGCCGCTAAACAGCACGCTGAGACTGGATTCTCACACAGCGTAGTTGCAAGCATCTTGTCTACACCTGTAGGCAACTACAACGCATTGACTGCTTTCCTGTATGCTACTAAGGCGAACAGGAAGAAAAGCAAAGGCCAGCGCAGCCGTGCAAAAGCACCTGCGCCTAAGTCTAAGGCACGCAAGTCTAAGACCGTTGTAAAAGCGTCTGCTTCTGCACCAGACTACAACGCCATCTTCGCAGCCGCAAAGGAGCAAGATGTCAAAGTAGGCTTTGGCGCAGACGGTAGCGTCTACATGCTTTGAGCCTCGCTTTAGCGAGGAAATCTATACGCTTGGATAGAAAAACCATCCAGCGCACAGGCCAAAAAGTCCAGCACGGCAAAAGTCGTGAGGCCCTGCTTTCCAAAACGCAGGGAATCGTCAATCTTGGCATGAGGTATGGCGGCCTCAACCCATCTGTATGGGCGTATGCTTTCAATTGAAAACAAGCCTGCGCCCAACAGACTATGGATATACGAATGCCACAAAACGAGCCCGTTGTAGTTTGCCTCCCCCATTGTGGGGTAAGTGAATGCGCCACAAATGCCTGCCCTTGCAACAATAAGGGTTGACAGTAGAGAAGCGCGCCGCTTTAAAACAAGCCGCCGCTTCCTACACATGTCACAAAAGAAAGCGACAAAAAAGCAGCCTAGTGCTAAGAGCATCGAACACAACACCCCTGCGCCTGACATGACTTTAGGCGACTACGGATTTAACATGGTGATTGAGATTGTAAAAGCGATGCCTGAGCGAGAGGCGTGAGTAGCCTAACCCA